GTTGCAGGGTAGGGAGTTGGAGGTTGTTAAGATTAACCGAACCAAAGCTAACCTAAGAGTGGTTGGTGGATATGCTTCTTACAACGTACCGGTTTCAATGATTCAATATTAATCCCCTTAGATATGATACATAGAGAATTTATTTTAGTAGCAAAGCAGGATATTAAAGAGTACACTCACAATATCGAAACAACGTACCTTAAAAAAGGAGAATCTATTACAGTAGCTGAAGATGTTTTTCTAAAACTACAAAACAATGAAACCATTGAAAGATGGACCAGAGAAGGTAGTGTTTCAATGGACAAGTATATGTTTGAGAACGAAGTAGCATATACTCAGGTAACCATTGAATATGGTACACGAAAATTAGGACAACGTAAAAACTAAACCCCTTAGATATGAAGATTAAAGAATTTTATTTAGAGAATTTCCCATCAGATTGTAATTCAGATGGATTAGGAATGGAACTTAGTGAAACAGCAACCTTTGCTGGGTTATTGAACCAGCTGATTGTTGGTGGTGATGTGTACGAATACATTGGTGTTTGGGATAGTTTGGTGAGAGAGAGATTGTTCGATGGTCTTGCTGATGAGCTGGAAACTTCTTATGATTATGTATATAACCTATGGTTGAAAAAATAAACGAAAAGAGATGATAATATTCCTATTAATAGTAACGGTAATGTACCTTGCTTCAATCAACACCGAACTTCGAAAACGAAAATAATTAAGATATGAGTTACACACGATTCGACAGACACGCCCATATGACCGGAGAGGTTAGGGAAGCCGTTTTAAATTTAATTGGTGAGGTGGAGGGATTTCATTTGATGAACCAACTCTACGGACTTTTTGATGGGTACCTATATAAGGAATTGGAAGGAGCCACATCACCAAAGATTCAAGCGATTGTTAACATTGTTAAAGGATATCCAGTACTATGAACACACTAATGGAGTTAAGAGAGTACGTTACTAAACTGATTAGGTTACATCCGATTTATAAGGATGAGATATTGGAATTCTATCAGCTGGCCTGTGATGAGGTAGAGGGTGGAGGTTCCGAATCGCATGAGGTGGGATTAGCGGTATCTGATATAGAGGAATTGGTATATACCTAACCAAAACCTATTCGGTTGATTATCAACCCGTTGGAACTTTTTTGAAAAATAAATGGTGAAAGGCTTGTATATGTCAAAAATTTATTGTACTTTAGTATAGTAATGAGAGAGATAAAGATAATATTGATAATGGTTCTGATGGCTACTGGTAATGAGTGTAGGATGAGAGCCAACCCAATTGAGTTGGAATCTACCCCTAAAGTTGAAATGATTTTTAAACCCTTAAATAAATAATATGAACAACCCCTTAATCACAATCAATACAGGCACTATGAGTGGTGATGTATTCTATGGTACAATGAGAATCAACGGAAACACCGTTGGAGTAAGTAATTTAACTGAGTTAGGAAAAGAACAACGATTCCGTTACACAGCCAAAGCTAGAGCTGGATTCCCAGTCATTGGTGATGTTGAGTGTAAGATAGAGAACCTACCTTACTACCTAAGTAAGAACACCACTGTGGTTCAGATGGAACGAGTAATTGATGGAAAATCTTATTGGTTTAATATCCTAACCATCAAAGGTGGTAAATGGAATAGTATCGATAAGAATCTATTGGAGAGTTTGACTGTTGGTGATATGCATGGAGCATTCCCTAAGATGGTTGACTGGAATATATGGAAATCGATGAATACCAAATGGCACTCATGTAAATCATTCGTAATGAATGAGTTACAAGCCGCTTAATAGAAACGTATGATAAAACGATTTTTAAACAAGTATATGTATATCATAGCCGTAGTGATATGGTTTTGCCTTATGTATATTATAGCCGAATTGGTTACCTAATTAATCTCATTGGTAATCAACACGTTACGACTTTTTTTGAAAATAAATGGCAAAAGGCTTGTGTATGTCAAATAAATGTCGTACTTTAGTATAGTAAGAGTGGGAGAGATGTTCCCACCGATTTAAACCCTTAAAACCCTAAAATTAATAAAAGATGAAAAGTAAGAAAATCAACGTAGTAGTAGAAGGAATCAAAATGAGTTTACCATCTGATTCTGTTAGGTTCCGTAATGATGGTGTTACCCCTTATGTTTACGGACGTGGTCCAATCGCCTCCTCAATGGTGAAACAATTTGTTAAAGCAAAATACCCAAATGTGGTATGTTCAGTTAAATCATCATCATTCGCTGGTGGTAACTCCTTAGATGTTTATGTATCGAACCCAAATGGTTCAGAGGTTGAGGTTGAAACCTACAACGATATCAATCGTTTCGCTAACCAATTCGAATATGGAAAATATAACGGATGGGATGAGACTTACGATTACTATGAGAACTCCGGTGTTAAGACTGAGAAGGGAATGGATATCGAAGCTGGTGTTAAGTATGTTCATACTAACAACAAACCAATGTTTGGTTCAGTAGGTGATTGTGTTCGTATGTTGAAAAGTATGATGGCTGGTGAATATGTGTGGGGAGTACTTACATTGGAGAAAGCCATTGAAAAGGTATTGAGTTACAAAGTTCCTCAAACCAATATTGATAAAGCATTAATTTACGTTAAATAATTGAATATGAGTACTATACAATTAAAAGAGTATATGTTTACGTTCGAAGGTGGAGGTTGGAATACCGTATGGGCTAAGACCCGTAAGGGAGCTATCAAAGCGGCCCTTAAGGAATATAAGGATTCACCTACCCTAAACCCTATCCCATCATCGGTTCACAAATCGACAACGGAAGGGATGAGAGCGGCCCTATCCCTATTCTATTAAAATAAATTTGGTAGATTGGAAAATTTTTAGTATCTTAGTGGTACATTATTAAAACAAAAAACCTTATGGCGTACAGGTCAACCAAACAACAATTATGGCTAATAAGTCAAAAGTTACAAACGTTACCTTCAAAGGTAGCAAGAACCTAGGTAGTGATGTAAAGTTCACACCGGCAAAATCAACAAAATCAGCAAAATCAACTAAGGTTACTAATCGTAAAGCAGTAGCTAAGAATTTGTATGAAACACCAGTATCTAACGTTCAAAAGATTACATACGCCACAGGCCGTGTAGCTTATAGAGTTAGAGTAGCAGGTCAATCTCAATTCACTACTTCTTTAAAGAAGGCTCGTGAGATTAAGAAAGAAATGTTCGCTTAATAACATTAGGTGATAGGACCAGCAGTAGGCCGGTCCTATCCCTTTTTTATTAAAATAGTTGAAAAAAGGCTTGTAGGTCTCAATTATTATTCGTATATTAGAGTATAAGATTGAGAGAGTGATTAAACCTTTAAACCCCTTAAAAATGAAAATTACATTACAACAACTAATCAAAGAAACCGCTGGTATGAACCCGGTACAGTTTGAAGTATATTGTGAAACTAATAAAATCGAAACCGAATGGTTGGATGTAACCCTTACGGATTTCAACGAAGGTTTCTATAACGTAACCCTACCTGATTACAACGATAGGAGTGTATTCGCTAGTGATGGTTCGGAAGTTGAAATTGAACTTAATTAAACCCCTAAGAGATATGATAAATTTAAGTGTGATTGACAGAATGAATGAGCAGTTGAATAGTATTACAACTACTCAGGTTGGTAGTAAGATTGATGAGTTGAGGTCTATGATTGGGAAGAGATTCTCAGATAACCATTCCTCTACCCTCAATAGTGTGTTGTTATCGATAAGTGATTGTGGTAACGTAGCTGTTACGGCTGAGGTTCCCTCAGAGTATAACAATGTTAAACCAGCGGCCGGAGTGAAGAGAACTCCATCGTGGTTAGTATGGAACGCTATGTGTTCTTAATTTAAACCCTTAAAAGATAAAAGATATGAGTAAGTATGAAAGTGGCTATTGGCCTAAAATCAAATATTGGACTGCACAGCTAAATGAGGCTGTAGCTAGTGGTGACCTAAGAGGAGTTGATTCAGCTCATCGTAAGTTAGATTACTTCATTAATAGGGAGTGGGAAACTAATGGGGTTCCAAAGGAAAGCAATGTTATTGCCGGTGTAGATTTTTCAGAGAGTTTGAGCCAATTGGCTGGCCTCTCTATAAAATAAAAGAGATTTAATTAGGATATATCGATTAAATTTCGTATCTTTACATAGTGATGTGATTGAGACAGAACTCTAACGTTACTAAGATATTTGCGGAGAAAGACTTAAGAGAAAGTCGCCATATTACCAATATGGAGGAGGTGAGGCGGTTTCATCTCTCCGCTCAAAAGAATGGTTGAAGCCAACATCTAATAAAACCGAATGTGTGAATACTACTGCAATAAGGCAGTGGGATACTAAAGCCGGATATCGTTCTATTAATTGCGGAGGAGGTCTTGAGAGTAAGACATCTACCTACCAGGTAGAAGGTGTTGGGGCGGCTCCAACTCTCCGCTCGAATAAAAGTGAATATGGGAGAGCAGGTAGCTAATAATAGAGAACAACAAAACCTACTCTATCTCAAAGAGGTAGATGGTGAGTGGTTTCTATTGGAAGAACCGAAAGGAAGTGGGCTTATTAAAAAAGAGTATATACCAATGGGTAATAGGTTGGTATATCCTAAGAAGTGGAGTAGAGAACAAGCGGTTGAGGTATTCCTCAATCACATGATAGAACAACAACATAAAATAATAAAGAACGCAAATGAGTGGATACGAATCGCTGAACAGCTGGGACTTGGAGAGCATATACGAAAGAGTAGATGAGTATAGGATTAAATCCGAATCCATAGGAATGGGTGATGAGGTAGATAGATTGGCTAAAGAGCTTCAAAGAAGATTTGGAGAAGATTCTACACCATATATAGATGCATACGAAATGGCCTATGTGGAGCTAGTGGTCCCAAAGCTATATTAAAGAAATATATTATTAATTAAGGGGTTAATTAATTTAAGGGAGAAATAGGGGTATAGAGATATACCCCTTTTCTTATGCCCTATTGCCAGGGTAAGAAAATCCATCCAAGCGCTTGTATGCAATAGGGTAGGGTGGAATAATCCGTTCAGTTCATTTTTCTTACCGGGTAACAAATTCCATCCCTCCGTATATAAAACGTAGGGGGCAGGTGGAATATTCCTATGGGTTTGAAATTCTTACCTGGAGAACTCGAAGCCGGACACATCTGATAAAAATAATATAGCTAAGAATATACCTAATGGTAATATACCGGATAGTATAAAGGGGTATATAGTGTATAGTAGTATAGAGAAGAAAAAGAATACATAGGAGTATAGGAGTATAACAACATATAGTATATAGGGGAGAGAGATACAAGCTATACAGCTCAAGCGAACGCAGTGAGCGCAGTACCTAAAGTAAAGCTTTAACTTGACTATTAATACATAAAAGTAAAGCTATAACTTTACTTTACCCTAAAGTAAAGGTTTAAGTGAGGTAGGCTAACCGAAACCCCTGCTAAAGAGATGCTGGAGGTGAGGGAGGATAAGTGCCTGAGTGTGGGGGCTTTAACCGGCGGAGTTAAAGCTGCGCTTGAGGTGGGCGTGGGTAAGGGCTTGTGAATGAGGACGGGGGGACTGAGGTTTCTTGTAATTAGGTGATTGTCAACGTGTTACGAGGGGCTCTTACCTGTTCTCGTATCGAGCCTGGTTTTTTTCCGGTAGGGAGATTGACACCCTTAGATACCCCCTTGGGGGGTACCATCTAAATGGTTATCTGAAATGAGATAAAATAAATACGTCTAATATTTGGATATGTCGGATTTATTTCGTATATTTGTATAATATAAAATCCAATCAACAATGGCACTTAAAAAGGAACTTAGAGAAGTAAACAAAGAATTACAAAAGTGGGAATCTATGGTACCTGTTAATTGGCTTGGTAAATGGGGAAGGAGTGTAAGGATTAATCAACTAACTAAAAAGAGGGATATGATTCTTAACGATATTGAATTGAATAAGATTAAATACGAAAAAAGACATAAGTAATGGATATATCAGATATAGTGAATGATATCGCTGGTGTTTGTGCAGCAGGTTTAACCGTATGGTTCCTATTGGCAATGAAAAGAGATAAAAAACGTAAGGAGAATAAAAATGACAAACGAAATGGTAATAAAGTACAAAGTACTAAAGACATTAGATAAACCCGATAATATTAAGAAATATCATTTGGTTAATGATTCAGAGGGTATTGCAGTAGAATGGGATACCTACGAAGAGGCAAAGTATATCGCTGATTTGTTTCAAACTAATTCAGTACATGGATACACATATATTGTGATTCATCCTAATGGTAAATTGGATGTCTAATGATAGGTGATTGGGTAGTACTACCACTAATGGTGGTTTGGGGAATGACTAACGTTTGGTTCACATACCAACATTATAAAAACGAAGGTAAGGATGAGTAACAAATTCTATACAATGAGAACACCCGATGAGGTGGAAGGGCTCGAAGATATGATACGTTGGATTAATGAGATTAGACCTACATCGGAAATGAGGATGATTGAGATTGGTTCGTATATAGGGGAGAGTACAATGATATTCGCTAAACACTTTAAGGAAGTTGTTTCGGTTGACCCTTATATGGATAACTATGATGTTACGGATATGGCTTGTTCATTCGCACCTTTTGATGATGTCTATTCAGAGTTCTTAAGGAATACGTTGGACATACCTAATATTAAATCTATTAGAGATACATCAGAACGTTCTTTTTCTATACTAAAGGAACGGGAATGGGATTTAGTGTATATAGATGGATTACATACAGTGCAGGGTGTGATGTTTGATATTGATAACTATCGTACTATAATCTCTAAAGGAGGATTCGTATCTGGACATGATTATGGGTGGGGTAATGTAAGACACTCTATTGGAATCATATTTGATGATAAGGTAGATGGTGTATTTAAAGACCATAGCTGGATTAAAGGAGTATAGTATGGATTCAGATGAATTAAGGCAGATGAGTATTGATAATGCTAAATTAGCGTTAGACCAAGCCAAACGAATAAAAGAAATGGAAACAAAGGATGAATTGGATGAAATGCTCCTATCAATAGATAGAGATTGGGGTAAGTACCTAGCCGCTAGTGGGTCGGCTACATATAAATCCCTATTGGATGAGATTGAGAAGTTGGCGATTGCCAATGAGATTGAATCAATGACCCCAAATGAAAACAGTATTATGAAATTAACCGAAGATAAACGAAAGGGAATCGAAACCCTATTAGCTTGGATAGAACCACTAAGGGATTATCGTATAGGAAGTAGAGAGATTGGTGGTGATGTTATTATAGACCAATTAAAGAAAGTACTTCTAATAGAGGGATACGATAAGGTAGATAAAGAATTATTAAATCATTTAAGAGTATTATATGGAAAACGAATTGAAGCATAGATTAGAGATGATATCGGATGACCTTAGAGTGATAAGGGAATTTATATGGAGTAAGGGATTAGCGGATGTGTTTAGGGAACCGAGTAGTACATCGGATGAGGTATGGACTAATCTAAACAACATAGAGATTGCTTGTGATTTGAGTACGGATGAATCCCTAAGTTGGAAACTATATAGTTCGAACCCAACGGAGAGATTAGAGTATCTAAGGGGAGAGATTCGTAAGGAACGTATAAGTTTGGGTGAGTTGGTAGAACTACAATCGTTAGCTCAATGGATTGAACCAAATGATGTTGAATTGTTAGAAGCGGCCGGAGTTCCGGAATTTGAGGATTAAGATGAAGTACTCAATAAACGATAAGCAGAAGGAATACCTCCGTAAGGTATATAGGATACTCCATATTGAAGTAACCCATCCTATACATAAGGTAAATGATTTCACTGCTATTGGATATAAATTAGAGATGGAGTTTATCAATAGGGTATTGGGTGATTTGTTTTATACCTCTGAGGATAGAAGCAGATTGAACGATTTGAGTAGGGTATATAAGGAGGTGGTTTGATAGTTACTCCATTTCTCAGTATAGGGAATACTTATCTATATGATATATAAATTCTACCCTATGGATGAGCTGGATATTAAACAGCTAAGGTGGATACGGGTACAATCGTTGGGATGGGTGTTAGAATCGTTTCGTAAGGGAACTATCAAACCATCAACCATTGTAGAACTTATACCTTATTCATCTTTGGAATCTCTACTCTCTGAATTAACTCAGGATGAGGAGTATGAAGATTGCCAGGTTGTATTTAATATAATGAACGAAATATATAAAGAAAATGAAAAACGAAATGAACACAATGAGTATAGCCCCTTCACCCAAACCGATAGGGGAATGGAAGATTGGGGATAAGGATTACTTTATCTCTTTTGCTCTCACTACTAAGCCCAATTGGTTCCGTAGAACAATGGCTAACCTATTCTTTGGGTTAAAGTGGAGTGATTACAAAACCGGAGCGGAGGAACCTCAACCTACTAAGGGAGTAAAGGTTGCCAAAACAATCGAAACCCAACCCAATAGACGGGTTCGATAATAGAGCGGCTAGATGACAACCCAATAGCTCGGTAGACACCCAAGTGGCTAACTATCAATAGAAATCAAACAAACTCTTTTTACGACACCTTATAAAAATTTTTAAATAGACGGGGATTCGGTGGGGTTCTAAGGGGAATAGGGGATTAAAAATAATTCACTAATAGCTTGTTTATATGGATTAAATTTCGTATATTTGAGTATATAAAATTTAAACCCTTAAGATATGAATAAACCTGTTAAAAAGTACTCTATTGTCAAAGTAAGAGAATTACGTGCAAATCGAAAGTTATTAAAAACAAATGGTTCATCTCCATCATTTACTACTGATGCTGAATACCAATCCTTTTTAGGAGAACTCAAAGGAGCCGGTCACCTCCGAATCAATGGAACTAATAAAATGAATGTTACGTTGGGTTTGGATAATTGGAATGGTAAACCTTCTAAGACGTATGACCTCCAATATGAAATTGGAATAGAGAATGGTGATAAACCTCACTTCTCCGGTTATATCCAATCTGCATCAAATGTAGATTCAAACCCATATAAGGTAAACGCATGGTTAAATGAGGGTGGTAGTATCCGAATAGAAATTGTAGAAAAGAAATAATATGAAAAAATTATTAGTTATATTAATACTAATCTCTATATATGGATTTACACCTGCTGCCGAAAAGTGTTCTGGTGTTGTAACTGTTACTCTTTCTTATTCTTGGACTGATACTGCTTATCTATATGTTAAGTTAGATAAAACAGGTGAGGAGAAGAAAGTACGATTTATAGGTAAGACATTACCTAAATTAAATGAAAAAATAACGTTTGATTGTAAACAAATAATGAATTAAGTTATGAATAAGATAGTGGAGATATTCAAAGCTTGGGGTATAATGTTTAATCCTAATGATATCCAATCTGAATTAGCTGCTAAACGAATAGAGATATGTGATAGTTGTGATTCTAAATTAACCCAACCATATATACATTGTGTAGAATGTGGATGTTTTCTAACCGCAAAAGTTTATTCACCGGAGATGGATGCCTGTCCTTTGGGAAAATGGGTAGATGTTGAAATGGAATGGGAACGTAAAAAAAATAATAAAAGATATAATCAATTAAAGTAAAGTTATGAGTAAGGTAAATAAAAATAGTAAATTCTATATTGAACCGACAAAGCCAACATTCAAAGAGATGTTGCGGAATTTAAAATATACCATACTATTTTGGAAAGGTAGAAAGAAAGGAATGATTCATACTAGAGATTTAAAATGGGATGATATCCGTGCTATATTCTTTCCAAAGGATTTCTATGAGAAGTACCACTACTTAGGTTCGGTTCCATATGAGGGAACTGGTTATTTGTTTAAAGCCATATATCCATTGGTTCTTGCTATGGATTATGAGGCTAAACCTAAATGGTGTCCTAGATGGTTTCTACGATTCTTACACTTATTTGGTTCCGATAATTCAATTGTGAGAGTTCGTAATAGATTTTTACATGATTTGAGTAGGAAATTAACTAAAGGATTGTTAATATGGGATTATAAAACCAAATGGTGTGATTATGATTTACGAATCAGTATATCTGCTCCATCTCATTTAAATGAATTGTCACGTGGTATCGAAGAACGATTCTTCAAAACCGGCAAATGTAATGAGTTGGTGGAAGAGATAAAGAAATTAGACCCGAATGCTTCAATTGTATGGGGTAGTGTTAGCCGATTGCAGAAACAATTGGAAGAATTAGAAGAGTTAAACGATAATAATTAACATTAAAAGAAAAATCCACCCTTAATAGAGTGGATTTTTTTTGAATACCTTGTGATTAGTTATAACTAATTAATATTGTGTTCCACAATGTGGACAAAATTTGTGAGAATCTTTCTTTCGTTTAGCTCCACACCCACCGCAATACAATATATTTAATTCATTTGTACTAAGATGTTTCGTTGAGAATGGTAATAATCTCCATGCTACGTTATGAAATGATACAGATAGAAAATTTCTATCAGATGTTTCAAACTCTTGTGATGATTTTCCACCCTTTTCCGTAATTCCTGTTTCTGAAAGTGATTTATCTTCTACAATACCACTAACGTGCGATAGGAATCCATCGGTTAATCTCCTAGAACTAACACCTGATGTATAACTTGCGTTAATATTTGAGTAAGTTGCCGTATTAGTTGATGTGGTTGTGGTTAATGTTCCACCGGTTGTAGTTGTTCCATTCCACATTCCTAATGGAGTTCCGGTTGAATTGAATGTATATGTGGTACCATTACCATATAATATTCCATTATTGAATGGTTGCGTTTTAATTTCATTATAGAACTCTACTTCTACATATCCATTATTAGCCGTAGCACCAACTTCAATTGCTTCTTTATCAACTTCGTATGTTCTGAATACAAATTTATTATTCGTATCCAAGAAGCGTTGTAAAAACGTTCTCTCACCGGGTCTTAATACAATACCTCCACCCGATATATAATCGGAATCGATTTTGATTTTTGCAAGAATGTGATTTTGGGTTGGGTTGAATAATTCGATTTGGTATTCATCTCCATCTTTGAGATATACTTCACCTTCGAATTGTTTTAATCTTTGTTTGTCTTTCGTAACAAACGCTTGAGGGTTGGACTTGTTCGTCCATACTGATTGTTTCATATTTCCTTATTTTTTTATTTGTATTTAAAACTTCAATCGTTGGTATTTCTCCAACTCAAATGCCTCAAAGGACACTGAAGGTTTAACCACAAGGTTTCTATAATATATATACTGATTTTAAAAAAAGCAAATATTTATGTATATGATACGATTAAAATCTATAATGAATGAAGATTTATTTGGTTCATCTTTGAAGATGAAACCACATGAAGCGCTGCTGGTAAAATCGGTAGTTTCATTTATGATGGATAAGTATGGATTTAATGCTAAGATTATAGTAAAGAAAAAGGAGAAGGCGGGAATGATTGGTGATATATCATTAAATTCAAACTCAGTAAATAGTGGTAAATTTTATTTACATTTTAATCCAAATCAATCATATAAGAGAGTTATACAATCAATGATACATGAACTAACGCATGTTAAGCAGGTTGTTAAAAAAGAACTCTTACCAAATAAAGAATATAGTGCTATCCTATGGAAGGGTAAGGAGTATATCAATGTAAAGGATTATGGTAAGTTAATGAAATCTGATATTGCATCATATGTTAAATTACCTTGGGAAATGGAAGCGGATACTAATATGAAAAACCTATATTCTACCTTTATTAATTCCAAATATTGGAAGGATTTAAAAGGTAAAGATGCTACATTGGATTATATAATTGATAATATTTAAAGAGATTTACATAACACAAACTCACCTTTATCATATATGATATAGGAATTATTTTCAATCCAATCACCACAATTTAAATAATGAATATCCATCCCTTTGATGGATATTTTTTTGTCATCTGGTTTATGAATATGCCCGCAAATAACTCCTTTTAAATTTCTATGATGTGATTGATATGCAAGTTGATTTTCAAAATCGGTAATAAATTTAACTGCCTGTTTAACACCATCCTTTAACATTTTGGAAAATGATTTCTTATAACCCAATCGTTTCTTTAAGAATCTATCTATGGTAATTGCAACTTCATATCCCCAACTACCTAATATACCCAACCATTTAAGTTGTACAACCCCATCATATAAATCACCATGTGTTATTAGATATCCGTTCCACTCAACCTCATCTATAATTTTTATATTACCCAATTCAGTTGATGAATATGAACGTAGGAATTCATCGTGATTACCCGTAATATAAATTACTTCAGTTCCATTCTTAGAATAAGAAAGAATTTTTCTTATTATATTTGTAAAGTCTTGAGTCCAATAGTTTCGTTTTTTTAATAACCAACCATCAATGATATCACCAACTAAAAATAATTTAGCTGGTTTATATTTTTTAAGAACTTCTAATAATTTATCAGCGTTACATCCCTTAGAACCTAAGTGGACATCTGATATAAACATTGCTTCTACTTTCATTATTTCCAATAACCTACATCATTAATAAACCACTCCCTATTGTTTTTGTTGATGTAGTTCTTAACCAAAAACCAAAAGAATACAAAATAACCCATTTTTTTAAATCTTCTATCATCCTGACCGATATATCCATTTACAATTTTAAATCGATTCCTGGCTATCCTCTTGCTCAATAGATAGTCCTCTGAGTGGGTTACCTCCTCATCGAATCCTCTCATAGCTAGAAATCTAACTCTACTAATCATAAAGAATTGACCCGTACAAAATGTTTCGAATAATAAATACTTTTGAACAAATACAAATAATTTAAATGCTAATTTTGATAGTAAGGTTGAGGATGTACTTTTTACTTTTCCAGTAGCTAAATAATATCCATCATCTTTAATGGATGTTAAAGCTTTATATATAATATCATTACTTAATAATTCAGTATCAGCATCTAAGAATAAAATAAAAGGAGTTTCTGCTTGTCTAGCTCCTTTATTTCTAGCAACCGAAACCGAACCACCTTCAATAATTTTTATATTTAATCCATATAATATTTTAGATGCTTCTATTACTGATATTGTATTATCAGTTGAATTAGCATCTGCTATTATAATTTTGATATTCCCAATACCAATTTGTTTAGATATTGAACGAAGAGTCCTTCCTATATATAATTCCTCATTTTTACAAGGAATTATGATTGTTAATAATTTATTCATAATAAAAATTAATAGGGTAAGACCCGTTCCCTTTAAATATAATCGTATTTAATAATTAACTTATTTTAATAGAGTGATTAATTTAATATACAAAGATACAACAATTTATTAATATAACCAAACGTTTTTGACAAAAAAATAAATTTTGTTAAAAATTTGGAAATGTGGATTTTTTTTCGTATATTTGTATTTACACTATGTAATAGTGTAAAATTAATATTATTTATTTTAAATGCAGTTAAGACCGAATCAGATAGAACCTGTGAGAAGGGGTGTGGAATACTTTTCTGAAAAGAAACCCGTACCTTCGATTATCGTTGCCCCAACGGCATTTGGTAAATCGATTGTTATCGCATCTATCGCAAAGGAAGTTGGTGAGAGATTATTAGTAATACAACCATCAAAAGAATTATTGGAGCAAAACTATAATAAGTTTATTGCATTGGGAGGAGAAGCATCAATCTATTCAGCCGCTATGGGTGAAAAGGAAATTGGTAATGTAACCTATGCTACTATTGGTTCCATTGTAAAGGTTGCTGGTAAGTTCAAAGAAATGGGTATTACAAAGGTTATAATCGATGAGTGTGATAGATTCCCCAGAGAACCAAATGGAATGCTTAGGCGCTTCCTAAATGGTGCTGGTATCGTTCATACATTAGGATTAACTGCTACACCACTTAAACTTCAAACAAACTTAGGTGAGGATTTTAAACCATTTTCAAAATTGGTAATGTTAACTAATCGTTCTAAGAAAGGTAACTTCTTTAAAAAGATTATCTATGTTGCCCAAATTCAAGAAATGGTTGAGTTGGGATTTTGGAGTAGATTAGAATATCAATCATATGATTTTAATACCGGTGATTTAGTTTATAATACAACTGGTGCTGAATATTCGGATGTTTCTATTAAAAGAGCATACAAGTCACAAAATATTGGTGATAAAATTGTTAAAAAAGTTGAACAACTTTACGGACGTAAATCAATCCTTATAGCTGTTCCATCAATAGATGAGGCAAAGGAATTAACAACCCGTATACCAAGTTGTAGGGCAGTATATTCTGATATGCCAAGCGCTGAAAGAAATGAAATCATCAATGATTTTAAGGCAGGTAGATTACGATGTATTACTCAAGTAAACATTCTTTCAGTAGGATTCGATTACCCTGAGTTAGATTGTATTATAACCGGCAGACCTACCGCATCATTAAGTTGGTGGTATCAGTTTGTTGGTAGGGTGACTCGTATTCACCCAAATAAATCTGAAGGATTGGTTGTTGATTTTGTTGGGGCAGTTCCTAAATTTGGAAAGGTTGAAGATATCTACTTTAAAGAAGAGGAAAATAATTGGGTTATGTATGGTGAAGGTAAGAAACAACTAACAGGCATTCCATTAAGTGAAATCGGATTACATATAGAGGGTGAAGCTACCCCACAAGAGAAAGCGGCAGGTGGTGACAAAGTATTTATGCCATTTGGTAAATTTGCTGGAAAGGAAGTTAGAGAAATTCCTATATCATATAGAGAGTGGATGTTAACTAATTTTAACTGGACACCATTTAATCAAAAAGTTAAAGATGAGATTTTAAGATTAAAATCGATTGGAATTTAACTAAAGTAAATTCATAAAAACTTATTAGACACAATTACCATTATAAATTATAGTGGTATTTTTCTATGTCAACCTGTCTGAAATATATAAAAATGATAATATAAGATATTTATATTCAAAATTAATTCATCAATATAATGGAAGTAAAATACGCAGTACAAAAACAACTAATACCAACCGATGTTAACGCAGGTGACCCAAATTGGGCTAAGAGGCAAATCTGGGTTTACAAATTAAATTCAGATGATACTTTGGATGAGTTTGATACAATCGAAGAAGCTCAATCAAAAAGAGATGAATTGGATAATAATGACCCAACCGCTAGGGTATATAGGGTAGTTAAAAAAATAGATTCATTTAACTTCGAAGTAGTCTAAAGTCTCTGTCTCTGTCTTTTTTTAATTTATTCTTTTTAAACTATATTATAATAACTCAGGTAACAGTGTCACCGTGTCTCTGTGCGTTTTTGAAAGTGTAGAAAGGAAATTTTATCTTATCCAACAGGAGTGGGTACCTGAAGTTTCGAAGCGTTTAGACTCATTAGCTTCACCTTAGAGTATTGTTATTTCTTATATACATATATACAACTTTGACAAAACGTAAAGAAAATTTCAACTATTTTTCATTTTAGAAAATAAAGTTTATTTTGTTTGGAAATGTGGATTTTTATTCGTATATTTGTTCTTAAACAATAATACACACTATATGAATAACGAGCAAAAAATAGAAACAGCAGTTGAGTTTTGTGAAAGAACTTACCCTCAAACTTGTGAAGAGTTTAAAACAATATTAGATGAGATGTATATTACCTTTTGTAAAAAACAAAGGAATTATGGACCGGGTAATATTTCAGTAGGAACTCCATTAGAATCCAAAGATGATGTTAAACTATCATTAACTGGATTATGGTTCAGAATAAATGATAAGGTACAACGTTTAAAGCAATTAGTTGTATTAGGTCAACCTGATGAAGTAGGTGAATCAATTCAAGACACTTATGAAGATTTATCAGTATATGGAATAATCGCTCAAATCGTTCAACGAGGTAAATGGGCAAAATAAAATAAGTTATGAAAATTACATTAATATCAGATACACATACAAAGCATTATAAACTTACAGAACAATTACCTGGTGGTGATTTACTTATTCATGCAGGTGATATAATGAATAGTGGTTACCATGCAAATGATATCTATTCATTTTGTGAATGGTTTAATGGTATTGATAATTATCATCATAAGGTATTCATTGCGGGTAATCACGATAGAATGTTTGAAGACCATCCAGAAAAGGTAATGGAAATCCTTAATTCATATAAATGGATTGATTACTTACAGGATGATTGGATTAAAGTTAGTGATATTGAACAAATGGTTAAAATCTATGGTAGCCCTTGGCAACCTGAATTTTACGATTGGGCATTTAACTTACCTAAAGGTGGTAGTGAGTTGGAAGCTAAATGGGAAGCAATCCCCAAAGATACCGATATTCTTATTACTCACGGACCTCCACAAGACCACTTAGATGTAAGTGGACCACCATATAGTCAACCACATTTAGGATGTGCTTTACTTAGAGAAAAGTTAGATGAACAACCACCAAAGATTCATGTATTCGGACATATACATGGTGGATATGGTTACAAATTTCACAATGGTACTCACTTCTTTAATGCTTCAGTTTTAAATGAAGCATATGAGCAAGTTAATAATCCAATCACATTTGATTGGAATTCAGAAACTAACGAAATTGAATTTATATGAATTGGGATGAGTATTTCATAAACATTGCGGAGCAAGTAAAACTTAAATCAAAAGATATCAAAACTCAGATTGGTGTAGTGTTAGTCGGTAAAGACAATTCAATTGTTTCTACCGGCTATAACTCATTTCCAAGGGGTATAAACGATGATATTGATGAGAGGCAAGAAAGACCTGAGAAATACTTTTGGTTCGAACATGCGGAAAGAAACGCTATTTATAATGCTGCTAGAATTGGTGTATCTACTTTAGGTACAACAATGTATATGACGTGTGATATTAGTTGTGCTGATTGTGCTAGAGGTATAATTTCAGCTGGAATAATAAAGGTAGTATTCAGAACATCTACAAAACCTTGGCCTGAGATATGGAAGCAGTCGGCGGAACGTTCAATTCAAATGTTTAAAGAAGCTGGTGTTATTGTAGAATATTATGATTAATCATATTTATATGTATGAAGATAGAATCACTAAGTCAGCTACCAAACAAAACCATAAAGGCAACTTCAACCGATGAGGTAACGAAAGTAAGCCGTATTACATTGGATGGTGCTACTATCGAATCTAATGATATTAGTAAAGAACAACTTGTTGGTATAAGACTTGTTAAAGATGAGGAGGGTACACCTAAACAAAGTACTGTATCTAAATTCAACAATAGTGGGTTTATTCGTATAAGTGGTGAATATAAACAAAACTTTGTAGATTTTCCAAAAATAGATATTAGCAACATAAAGATTGTAGATGGTACTTCTTTTAAGTTTTTCCTATCTATAAAGGAAACTGTAAATGATGCAAATCCAATATTATATACATCTAAACCATTTTATGATGAATTGGTTTATACATATTCACAAAATAATCCATACTATGTTCCAGCCGCTGCAAAGGTACCTGCTATTGTTGTAGTAACATTAGATGGTATAAAGAAAAAAGTAGAGGCATTACACTTTAGTGAACTAAATCAAACTGCCGATAATGGTGTTCTTGTATTAAAGAATTTATTTGCAAACTCTAATTTTAATCTTGGTATAGACCCAAGCGTTAGTGATTATAGAAAAGCACGTTCGAATCCAACTTATAATATTGATGATATTGTTAGATATGTTGATTGGGTAGTACAAAAACCTGAAGCAAAATATGAAGATAGATTAATTCGTGGTAAGAAATTGGGTAGATGGAAATATAATACTGGTGGTGAAATATATGACAGTGCAGTACCATTGCCTGGTGAATTACCAAACAATTTAAATAACCCAACTACATTTCCACCATTTGGTAGACCTGGTGATTTTCAAAATGAAATCGCAACCGATGATAAAAATATTGATTGGAAATGGAATATTAATACACAACAATGGGATAAACCCCAAAGTGTACTTACAGAGGGTACGGGGCAAACATCAAATAATAACTCACCAATATCATCATAATAACATTAAATAAAATGTTATAGAATACTTATAATAAGTAACACTAACATATTGGAACTTTGAGAAAACAAAAAGCTTTACCAAGTGTAGAATGGAGAAAATACCTATCCATAAAAAACAAAGTACTAAACCAGTACTTATACAATTATGGTGATGAACTATTATTAAATGTGCTAGAAAATCTTCGACTAGCCTTATCATCAAAATCACAATCAATCGTACTAATTGAATTTCAGAATTCGGAAATCGTATCCGTAATTCAAAGGGAAGATTATGTGAAAGCGTTACAACAATTATTAGCATTATGCGAAAGAATGGAAAAGTATGAAATTTGTGCTAAAATAGTTTCCGTTCAAAAAGGAATTCGTTTAACCAATATCACACCAGCCAAACCGAAGCGTAAGCAAATGAATTTAACCTAACAATTATTTATGGCAGAGAATCAATCGGCAAAACACAGAAAATTAACTGAGGAAATTAGAGAGAATATTATAGAAAGACCGAAGGGCCCTATTAAATTTCAACTCCAATTAAATGCAGAACAAAAAGTAGGTAAGGAAGTAATTTTAAATAACGCTATTACCATATTAAGTGGTAAGGCGGGAAGTGGTAAAACCTTATTGGCATGTCAAGTGGCATTAGATATGTTATTCAAAAAGAGTGTAAAACAAATTGTTATAACCAGACCAACGGTAAGTAAAGAAGAAATTGGATTCTTACCGGGTGATTTACATCAAAAGATGGAACCTTGGATGCAACCAATTTACGCAAACTTTTATCAATTATACAATAAAGAAAAAATAGATAAGATTATAGAAAGTGGACAAGTTGAAATTGTACCACTTGCATTTATGAGGGGTAGAACATTTTTAGATTCATTTATTATTGTAGATGAGGCTCAGAATTGTACCAATGACCAAATGGAGATGATTACATCACGTTTGGGATTAAGAAGTAAAATGGTTGTATGTGGAGATTCACAACAAGTAGATTTAAAATATAGAGGAGAGAGTGGGTTTAAGTTTCTATTATCAGCTGCAAAGAAGATTAAGGATATGGATTCATTAACTCTACTTCAAAACCATAGACACCCAGTAGTTGATTCCTTATTAGATGCATATATGGAATTTGCAGAAACAACTGGTTCAAAAAAATAAAAGTATTCCTTGACGGCGCTACCTTAGAGGTTTAATCCCTACCTTTGATTAAGTTCAATTGTGGGGATTTTTTTATGCTATTGATTATCAACACGTTATGAAAAAGTTGAAAAATAAACGAAAAAAGGCTTGTATATATCAAATATTATTCGTATGTTTGTATAGTAAGATTAAGACATAAACCTTTAAAACGATAAAATATGATGAACGGATTGAGTATTATTAAACTAAAAGAGATTGAAACCCAATTGGGTGAATTTGAGATTAACCAGGTAATGGGTGGCGGTAACGATGTCTACCTTAGATTTGGGTATTGGAACCGGGTTAGTGTTCAAACACTCCAAGAAATCATCGGGCAATCGATTAAAGTGGTTGAGGATGATGATTATGATGAGGATTGTGGGTATAAATTTCATTATAGACTAAAATAATTGGCAAAATATTTGGAAATATCAAATATTATTCGTACATTTACTATATAAGACTGAGAGATATGAGTGAGAAAAGAAAAATAGTTTACATCGATATGGATGGAGTTTTAGTGGATTTAGAGAAAGAATTTAACGATTGGTTCGAAGCCCACCCACACTTAAAAGAACGATACAAACATAACCCTGACCATATTGCAGGAATATTCAGAACCCCACCACCAATGGAAGGAGCTATTGAAGCAGTAAAGAAATTGGCTGAAAGTGGAAAATATGAATTGTTTATCGCTACCGCCGCTCCTTGGGGAAACCCCGACGCAGCAACTGATAAACGTTTTTGGATAGAGAAACACTTCGGAAATCTATTCCACAAAAAGATGTTTGTTACACACCGAAAAGACTTGTTGATGGGTGATTATCTTATTGATGACCGTATTAAGAATGGTGCTGGTGAGTTTGGTGGAGAGTTGTTACGATTTGGTTGGTCTTATGAAGAGTTAAAATATAATGAGTACCCAACTTGGGAAAGTATTCTTAAACGATTGTTATAATAATTTTAAAACCTTAAAAATGAAAAAAACCCTATTAATTTTAATATCCGTAATTGGATTAATTTCTTGTGAAAAAGAAGAAATTCAAGTACCTCATAATTACACACTAAGTGTTGATGGTAGATTAGATACCACAAATGAAGGTTTATATAAACTACAATTAAACTCAACAGCCAATTCAATTCAGACTATACATCGATTGACTGGCAAGTTATTAAAAAATGGAAAAGAACCATATCCGCCTGAATTAGTTAATTGGGAATCATCACATAGTTGGACTCTAAATGATACAGCATATGTTATGATTCGTAGAATTATAAATACAAATGGTCAATGGGTAAATGTTGATACAACATATGTTACTGGTTTTGCTGGAGCAATTGTACCAACAATAAATTCATCATCTTATAGTGGTACCGCTGGTGAGATTAATACTGTTATTGCACCTATTGATAATATGATAGGAGATACTATGATAGTTAAATGTAAGTTTAGAAATTTAGAAAAAACAATCCGAATTATATTACAATGAGAAAGCCAAAATTAAAATTAACACCAATAACCGAAGAAACTTTTAAAAGACAAGGTTGGGTTAAGCATAGTGTTGAAGATGTAGAAATGTTTGATGAACCTCAATATAAGAAAGATAATGATGAGGATGAAGAGGATGAAGATGAGCCATACTTCTTTACATTACCAATTCCAAAAAATAGAATTGATAGATATGCACCAATGTTTGTATCAAACGTATCAAGCGATTTGGAAGAACTAAAAAATATGGGACTAAAACCCGGACAATATTTCATAGAAATGTTGGATATGGATGGACTTGGATTTTGTTCATCTGAAGAAGAATTAGAAATATTATATAAATCACTAACACATAAATACATAGAAAATGATTAGGAACTACACAGAAGAACAACTTCAACAAAACTACGAAAGATTTATTGCTGCACTAAAAAAAGTATTTAGTGGTGAACGATTGGAAAAATTACTACATATGTATTCTGAAAATGAATTAGGTATAGAGTTAACAATTGCACCCGCATCGGCTAAACTAAACTTCCACTCAGCATATGTTGGTGGTTATATAGACCACGTAATGAATGTAGCAACTAACGCTTATAAATTAAAGAAGATGTTTGAAACAAGTGGAGGTTATATCAACTTTACTGATGAGGAATTGTTATTCGCAGCATTCCACCATGATTTGGGTAAATTGGGAGATGGAGCAGAACCATACTATCTACCGCAAACATCGGAGTGGCATCAAAAGAATAAGAAAGAGTATTTTCATATCAATCCAAAGTTACAATACTTTGATGTAACTGATAGAGCACTTTGGTTACTAAATCAATATGGTATAAAATATACTCAAAAAGAACAATTAGGTATTATGATGGCTGATGGATTATACAATGAAGCAACTAAAAAGTACTTCATGTCATATGATGAAAACTTCCAATTAAAAACTGAGTTACCATATTTAATTCATTGGGCAGACCATATGAGTTGTAGATTGGAAAATACCGAATACCGAAACGCAACTGGTATGATGGATAATGTATCAGCAATGTTTTAACTGACACTATTTCCGAATTTATTAAAATAAACTGACAAAATTTCATAATAATAGAATTGGTACGATATTGGTAATATCTTAATTAATATTAACCAAAAAAATAAAAAATTATGTTTACTTTTAACACACTTGATGGATTATTGGAATCCATAGCAAAAAACCAAAAACCAATGTGGAATACAACTCCAAGTTTATCTTTTTCACCAATATTCTCACAATATTATATTGATGAGATGGAAGATGGTGGTAAAAAAATAACGGTTAATGTTGTAGGACACAACCCATCTGATATCGATATTACAATTGATAACGATGAAATCTTAATCAAAGCATCTAAGAAAAAAGATGCTGCTGGATTTGTTAGAGATATTAATTTAGAGTTCTCAGTTGCATCACCATATGATGGTAAATTGACTGAAGCATCTATTAAAGATGGAATCTTAACATTGATTGTAAGTAAATCCAAAGAAGAAAAAACCAAAAAAGTTAAGCTTAAACTTTAATGGTTTAATATGTTACGTTTTAAGAAGGGAGAATTAATAATCTCCCTTTTTTATTTTTTAGATATTTATATATATACAATTAAAAAGAACAATATGAAACCTGAATACAAAGAAAAGGCATTATCGTACATGGATGGAATTAACAATAGAACAAAAACTATCCAAGAAATGTTAGAAGGAAAAAGACCATCAAACCAATCTGATGCAATTCGTTTAACTAAAGAAATTGAAAGATTGTTAGAGCAAGCTCGTAACATCGTTGAATTATCATAAATGAAATTTAGAACTATTTTATTAGGAGTTTCCGCATTACTGATAGCATCAGCCGCGGCTTTCTTTTCGGTAACTGGATTATCCAAGCTATTCGCTGGGGCATCTACTGCCGTAATCCTAATGGCTAGTTCTTTAGAATTTGGAAAATTAATATCAGCTGGATTCCTTTATAATTATTGGGACAAAATAAACAAAGTACTCAGAACCTATCTATTGATTGGAGTATGTGTACTTATCGTTATTACATCAGCTGGTATATATGGGTTCCTAACATCCGCATATCAAACAACCGCAGACCAATTGGGGGTTGTTGATAAACAAACTGAAATTGTAAATCTTAAAAAGAATAGATTTGAAGAACAATTGAAATCTTATAATGAAGAGAAAACTCAATTAACTCAAACTATTGGCTCGTTATCAGGTGGATTGTCTAATAACGTACAAACATCTAAGGATAGAAATGGTAATATTTTATCATCATCATCATCTGCTAATAGACGAGTATTAACTACTCAATTAAACGAAGCAAAAGAACAACGAATCAAAGTTGAAGAAAAAATCGAAGTATTGACTGATTCAATTACAAAGTTAGAATTAAAAGCATTGGATGTACAACAAAGTTCAGAGGTGGCTGGTGAGGTAGGACCTTTAAAGTTTATGGCTGAAATAACAGGTAAACCGATGTCAACTATTGTTAACTGGTTTGCACTTCTTATTATATTTGTATTTGACCCATTAGCTGTAACATTAGTAATTGCATTCAACACCGCATTAAAAATTGATAAGGGTGAGGATGATGTAAAGAAAGTAATTCAGAAAAGAGAATTATATGGTGAGGAGCCAGATGAAAAGGAAACTCAAAAAGAAGCATTGGTTGAAATGATGGAAAACGATGAGGAGTTGGGATTATACGATGAACCAATAACTCTATCAGAAAAAGATGCAGAAGTATTCTTTAATGAAATTGGAAATCCCTCAGAACCAAACGAAGAATTATTAAAAGCGGCCTCTCAATATAATGAGGACGTAAAAAAAAAAGAAACTAGTACCGCTACAACAAATGTGGAAGAAGATGAATTATCTTTTTTAATAAAGGATGTTAATAGACGTGGTATTGATATCGATGGTGATGGTACCATTGATGGATATGATAACACTGGTGATGGTTTAATTGATGAATTTACACCAAAATCATCCCGTAGAGCACAATACGCTAGAAATGAAAAACCCTATTACGCTAAACCAAATTTCAATTGGGGTGATAGAAAGGCATGGATAAATGACCAAAATGCAGTTAACTATTGGTTAACTTATGTTAAAAACGACAAGGATACTTCATATCCAACCGATTTCGATACAAAAACTTATTAAAATATTTGTTTATTCCAAATTAATTTCGTATATTTGAGTATAAAACAAATAAACTATGAAATTAGGATACGCTTGTATTAATATGTCAATGGGTAAACAGGTTACCACAAATCGTACTATGGTTAAACGTACTTTTGAAGCAAGGGGTATGGATTATGTGTCAGAACTTGCATTACTCAATGCAAAAGATATTGTTAGAATTTTAGAATGGAATCGATTGAATGGAATTAGTTTCTTTCGATTATCATCAGCACTTATTCCGTGGGGTGACCAACTAGATTTAACTCAGTTAAAAGATTACAAAGAGATTAAGCGTGAATTAAAAAAAGCAGGTGATTTTGCTAAGTTTTGGGGTATTCGTATTACATCCCATCCTGGTCCATTTAACGTATTAGTTTCACCTAATGAATCAGTTGTACTTAAAACAATTGCTGATTTAGAACTACATGGTAAAGTATTTGATATGATGGGATTGGAAAAATCTCCATATAATAAAATTAACATACATTGTAATGGTGTGTATGGTGATAAGATTTCTGCTATGATGCGATTTTGTGAAAACTTCAAACGATTATCACCATCGGTTAGAAAAAGACTTACAATTGAGAATGATGATAAAGCATCAATGTACTCAGTTAAAGATTTAATGTTCATACATAATATAATTGGTATTCCAATTGTATTTGATTATCACCACCACAAATTTTGTACTGGTGATTTATCAGAGGAAATGGCATTAAAATTAGCCGTATCAACTTGGCCTAAATCAATTACGCCGGTTGTACATTATTCAGAATCAAAATCATTACATGAAAACAACACAAAAATCAAAGACCAAGCCCATTCCGATTACATTAATAGAATCCCCAACACATATGGGTACGATGTGGACATTATGGTTGAGGCAAAAGCAAAAGAATTAGCAATACTACCATTCATTGGTAAAGAGCATATATGTGAGTATAGTGGATTATTAAAAGTAGACAGTTATAGTTAATGGAAATAAAAGTAAACATCAATACTCCAAAAAGAGTAGAAAAGAAATGGGGTTATGAACTATGGGTTCATAATGACAATGAATATTGTGGTAAACTATTAGTGTTTACAAAAGATAGAAATAGGTTTTCTATGCATTACCATTTGATTAAAAAAGAAAGTTGGTATGTTCAAGAAGGAAGATTCCAATTTAATTGGATTGATGTTGAAAATGGGAAATTAGAAGGTACTACATTAGAGAGGGGTCAATCAGTTTTAATTGAACGGGGTTTACCTCATCAGTTAATCGCATTAGAAGATAACTCAATTATATTTGAAGTATCAACAGAACATTTTGATGAAGATTCATATAGAATTTATAGACAAAGTCCGGAGGATTTACTATGACATATATAACAAAATATTTACCTGAGTTAGATGTATTAAAAAAAGAGTTAGAAACAAATCCAACTAATATTCGTTACTATATAAAGTATATGGGATTTATAGGAAATTCTGATTCAATTGAGTATTTAGAAAATAAAATTAAAGAATATTATGAAAGTAAAATTGATTAAACAATCACCAGTTACAAATGATGAACTAAGTGATTATAATAATAAGATATCAAAATTAAAAGGTATTTCATTTACATCACATGATGTGGATATGGACAAAAGAATTATTACATTAAGGTTAGTTGAAGATGCACCATTAACATTGGTAAATCCAACAGTTACTGAAAAATCTGATAAATTAGTTTTGTACTTTGAAAAAGATAGTAACAAAGAAAAAACAAGAAAAACAATTAGACATACATCATTTAAAGTTAATACGGATAATTTGGGTATAGTTGAATTTTCAGCAGATAAGGAAACTTGGAAAACCGAACAAGACCTTATGGAAGATATGGGTTTATTTGAATGTATATTAGCTCAACGATTAATTGATGCTATTGATGGAATTGATATTAATTCAGAACTTCGTAGATATACAACCCAAGTAATTTCAACCAAACAACCTGGTAGAAATGATAAAGTAATGTTACAGGGGCCGAATGGTGATATGGCGTTTATTAAATTTAAAAACGCACAATCTTTAATATCTAAGGGTTATCAATTAGTATAGTTATGGCAATATTATCATACAAATCCGAAGAACCTTTAAATAGAGAAGCAAAGAACATATCATTTGATGTACCCGATGATATGAATATTTTTGAATTTAAAATTATGTGTGTACGAATGGCATCAGCTATGGGATATACCGATTATACAATTAAAAAATCATTTGGAGATACGGATTATGAATCTGAATCGGATAGAGAGTTTAAGCAATTTATTAAATCAATTGGACAATTAACTGGTTCATTAACATTTTAATATGGAAGAATTATTGATAAGTAAAGTAATAACATTAGAAGTTATATTAGATACTTTATTAGAAGAATTATTTGAAAATGATGTAATTGATAAAGATAAATTTGATAAAGTTGTTTTGGCTAAAATACAAAAATTACAAAATCAATTAAAAACAATAGAAAGAAATGATATAGATTATTCTAATTTATTCAACGGCCCAATCGGAGAGGCTTAAAATAAATTTGGATATATCAATTATTTTTTGTATCTTTACTAAAATATAAAATATATGGAAGCAATCTTATTTACTTTACTGTTATTATCATTAGTTGTAAATGTGGTACTGATTCTTAGGGGAATAGAATTAGTAAGTCAAATTGAACAGGCGCAAACGGATTATTATGAATTAAATGAATATACATTAGAAAAATTTGAAACCATGTTGGAAGATATGAGAGCAATTGATTTAAGGGGTTCATTTGAATCAGATGATGAAGTTGGCACGGTATTTACTGAGCTAAAGGATATTATTGAAAAATATAAAAACACTTTATAGAAATGCCAAGACCAAGAAAAAATAAAATGTATTTTACGCAAGATACCGAAGATGCTATCGTTGCGTATAATAAATCAATTTCCGATAGGGAAAAAAATCAATTATATAAAGATAGGATACAATATCCCTTTGAAAAATTAGCAGAGAATATTTTAAACACATTTAAGTTTACATATTTTGATGTACCTAAAGAAGATGTACAATGTGAAGTTGTTGCGATTCTAATTCAAAAAATTCATATGTTTAAAGAAGGTAGGGGAAAAGCATTCTCATATTTTTCTATTGTTGCTAAAAATTATTTAATATTAAATAATAATTCAAATTACAAACGATTTAAGAAAACATCATTATTATCAGAAATGCCTGAAAGTTGGAATCCTGAAAATGATTTTTACGAAACTCAAAGAGGTGATGAGTATAATGAATTTAAAGATTTAATGCTTAATTATTGGGATACTAATTTAACTAATGTATTCACTAAGAAAAGAGATATTCAAATTGCAGATGCAATATTAGAATTGTTCCGTAGAAGTCAAAATATTGAAAATTTTAACAAAAAACATTTATATCTCTTAATAAGAGAAATGACAGATTGTAAAACGCATTATATTACAAAGGTTGTTAATGTAATGAAGGAACATCAAATAAGAATGTTAAATGAATATTTGGATTATGGTACAGTTTCAAAAGCAGATGAAATGGACTTTTTCGCATACTAATATGTTACATTACAAATAAATTTATAAAGTGATAAGAAATTATCACTTTTTTTTTGTCAAGTTGATGTTTCAAATTTATACATATATTTATAAAAAATTAACCTCAATATATTATGGCAAAAGCAAGTTCAACAAGCACTACAATTAGAGTAAAGAAAAAAGTATCAAATCCGGGTATTCATTCTAAAACAAGAACATCTAATTCAAAAACCTCTAAGCATTATAAGAAATCTTATAGGGGACAGGGTAGATAATTTATTTTTAAATTAGATATTTATATCAGTAATTAAAACGGCTCCCATCCAATTGGGAAAACTCATATGTGTATAATTGTTAGTAAGTCTATCGATGGTTCTAAAATATTAGCCAAAAATAGAGATAGGGCTTATAAACCCTCATTAGAGATAGTTCACACTGTTATCAATGGTGTTGAGGTTGCATATCTAAGAGATACTGTTACCGATTGGTCTGAAGGCCTAAATGAGTATGGTATTGGTTTAGTTAATACTGCACTTATGGTTGGGTATGATGAGAACGAAAAGAAAATCGTTAAAAAAGGTGGTAAACCTTCTAAAGATGGTAATAAGATTCGTACCGCATTATCTAAGAAAACCATTAAAGATGTAGTAAATTCAGCTATAACATTTGATGGTGGAATTAAAGGACATACCTTTATATCTACTCCACATAAAATGATATCAATTGAAACAACATCAAAGCATAATCCTAAGTTTGAATTGCATACTGATGGAGATGTAGTTAGAACAAATCACGGACACTTACATCATGGGGCTGGATATATAGAAGGGCCTGATTACTTATCATCAAAATTAAGGAAAATGTCAGCTGAAAAAATGATGACTCGTGCTGAAAAGGTAGATGATATCTTACCATTGATGAGAAAAAAATTATACAAACATTCTTCTAATCTAAATATGATGAGAGATACCAATAAAATGGTTACATCATCACAATTACTTTTAGATTTAACAAACAAAGTTTTAAAGCTAACTTTTAGAGAAAATCAAATAGAATCGTTTGAGGGAATTAAAAGAGACCTACCAAACGGATATACTCCTAAAATCAAAATTGTAGTTACTAAACTTTCAAATTAAAATCACTTTTTACTTTATTGATATTTATATATATAAACAATATATACCAATAAAGTATGTCAATAGATTTTGAATTATTTCCTGGAAAGAACCTAAGTGGGTTATTTGAGGATATTTACACGAACCAAATCACCAAAAAGAAACATATTTCAGAACTTATTGCTGAAATGAGGAAAACGATTAGACACGCTGGTGATATGGCGGTAGTTGGTCCAATCTTAAAAGATTTAATTGATTCATCCGTTAGAAATGATGACCAATTAATTAAATTAGCAACAATAGCACAACGTATAATGTTGGCAAATCAAAAGAATGATGGTGAGGATGGATTCTTATCAGCAGCCGAAAGAGAACAATTGTTAGCAGAGATTGAAGAAGTGCAAGAGGAAGTAGAACGTATTGATTCTATTCAGAATGATGTAGAAGAGTTAAAACAAAAAATACAAAAGTAGTATGTTTGATAGAAATTCATCAGTTAGAGCAAATCAAAGTGGTGGTAAGGGTGGAGCACCCACATCTACAACGGGTATAGTATATCATGTAATTTTAAATTCAGATGATTCTGTATTAACTGATTTAGAAATTCCAAATGGTGATAAAGCTATTTATATAGGCGCAATTCAATATAAATCACAAGGTGGTAGTAATAAAGGAACTGCTGAGTCTGTTGCTTTTCCAAAAAATCTAAATTATAATTCATTACCAACTATAAATGAAGTTGTAAACATTGTAAGTGGAGCTGGTGGTGCAACGTATTATGAACGTATTGGTAAATCGGCTACACCAAATATAAATTCGGAAGAGACTACAATAAAATCAGCAAAACCAACTGATAAAAGTTCTGTAAATAAAAGTGCTAGTTATGGAAAAGTTCAATCAACTGGGATAGTTAGAAGTAATGCTGAATCTGAAGAATTAGATGGATATGGTAAATACTTTAAAGCAAATGGTAATTTGCATAAATTAAAGTTATATGAGGGTGATACTACAATTGAAAGCCGTTTCGGACAATCAATTAGATTTTCTGGATATAACAATCCTGATAATTCATTCTCACCAACAATTACTATTAGAAATATTGAAAACTCAATAAGTTTAAAAGAGGATAATACTAAATCAACTGAAGAGGATGTAAATAGAGATGGTAGTGTAATTGTATTTGGTAGTAACGAATATCAATTACCATTTCAACCTGGTACTGTTTCTGATTCTGGTACATCTGATTTTGAAACCAAACCATCGGCATTTAAAAGTTACCCATCTGATTTAAAAGGAAATCAAATCCTAATAAATTCTGATAGATTAATATTTTCAGCAAAGACATCTGAAATGATTTTCTATTCTAAGAAAAATTATGGTTTTATTTCAGATGGTACATTATCAATTGATAATAAGCTTGGGATTGAAGTAAGTGTTGGTGATAATATTAACGTTTTAACAAACGATAAGGATATAAACTTAAATACTAATAATGGTAAAGTTAATATTGGTAATGTTGATTTGGAATCATTAGTTAGAGGAGAAACTCTATTGGGATTAATGGAAGAATTAATTGATGCTATTGTAGCACAAATATATTTAACACCATCAGGCCCATCAGCAACAGGCCCAACAAATATTGCAGATTTTAACTCTATTAAATCAAGACTTAAAGAATTTTTAAGTACTCTAAATAAAACATCATAAATGTCTTGGGCAACTTTTAAATCAAACATATTAAATAAAGCAAATTCACCTGAGAATATAGAGGATATTGACTTTGTAGCGAACCTATGGGCAACTGAGTATGATAAAGCCATAAAAGCAGGTAAGGATTTACTTCATATGGTTTCTCTTCAAAATGGAAATACATCTGTAATGGAAAATTTATTTAAAATTTCATTATATCAAGGACAAGCATCTAACTCACCTGCTTTTAGTTTAGTTAGTGAATTTGGAAAAGGTGTACAAGCTTATTGGGCCGGTGGGATTATGAACAATTATCCAATACCAATGATACCTGCACCCGGTTCGGTTCAAAACGTTGCGGTTATATCTAATTTGGTTGTAAACCCTGGAGTTTGGACTCCACAACCACCAATACCACCAAATGATAATACTGGATTAATTGTTGACCAATTCATTTTGGCAGCAACGATTCATTTAACAACGGTATCTGGAGTTGTACAAACTACATCATTATACCCAGCCGTACCATCACCATTACCAGCTCCGGGTATTTTACCTTGGACTGGATATATGGTACCACCATCTTCACCATCGGTATCAGTACCCGCTATAGCTGCAGCAGCTGCCGTAGCATTAGCAAAGGTTGAAAATGCAGCTGATACAACATTATCACCTGAGCAAATTGAATCATTTCAAGCTGAAAAAGCTGAAGCTGAAATAGAAGCTAATGATGAAACACTTTCATTAGAAGAAAGGGAACCAGCTGCAGAATATGCTACATTAAAAGAAGAAGAATTAGAAGCAGGTGAACAAAACGCAGCTGATGTTGATTTAACTGAAGAGGAAGTTGATGCATTGGCTGAAATAACTGATGCTAAATGTCCTGCTGGGGCTAAGGTAGTTAATGCGGCCAAAAAGGATATTGGTATATTAGAAACTGGTACTCCACCTGGTAAAAACTATGGTGGTTTTACTGGAGGTAGGCAATTACCAAAAGCAGGTAGAATTGATGCTATGATTGGATTTGCTGGATTAAATAATCAAGCGAAAGTTAAATCATCTGGTTCTGGTTATTATTGGTGTGCGGGTGCTGTAACTACTTGGTGGAAAGAAGCCGGTTTACCAACTCCACCCGGAGCAGCAGCTTGTGCAAGTTGGAAATCTTGGGCAAAATCAAAAGGATATTGGTCATCTAAACCAGTATTAGGAGCAGCTGTAATATATTCAGATAAGACAGGACATGCACATCATATTGGAATTGTATCAGCGGTTTTACCAAATGGTTCAATAACAACAATAGAAGGAAACACTGGTGGTGGTGGATTTAATAGAAATGGATGTGGTGTATTTTCAAAAGCACCAAAAAAATATGATGGGTTTGTTATACCACCTCCTTGTGTAAAAAAATAGAACATAACGTACCTATCACTTCAATAACCAAAAAATTATAATAAGATATTTATAGTGAAGGGAATAAAAACTAAACAAGTATGGATACTGATAAATTAGTAAAAGCAATACAAATTATTGTTAAAGATGAAATAAAAGCCGTATTACCAACCTTAGTTAAAGAAGGTGTAAAGGCTGAAATGAAAAAGTTATTAAGAGAGAATTCTCAATTAAGAGGAGCTCTAACTAAAAAACCTGCTCAACCAACATTTATGGATAATGAGGTTAGTGAGGGTATTCAACATACTCCACAACCAACTAGAATGTTAAGTAAAAATCCTTTATTGAATGAAGTGTTAAACCAAACACAGCCATTTAATGGAACACAACATACGGAATCACCATACGCTGGGGCTCCAATGGGAGATGAATATAAAACATTAAATTTTAATACATCAGATGTTCATACAATGGGTGCACAAAATATAGCAGAAAAAATGGGATATGGTGATATGAGCTCAGGTCCATCTAAAGCTGGATTGGGTATAACAACTGGATTAGCTGGATTGGATAGAATTCTTAATAGAGATAACTCAGCATTAGTTAAAGCATTTGATAAATCAAAAGGTGGTTGGAGACCTGGAATGTAATTATAAGATATGGCAATTGAATTAGGTTCAAAGATAGTAAAAGATACCCAAACGTACAATGATTATGCGATAGGTATATCTTTGCCTCTTCAAATTGGAGGAAATGGATTCACTCAAACATATAATACAACCGACCAAATAAAGTCAAACATAAAAAATTTATTATTAACACAAAGAGGTGAAAGAATTTTACAACCTGAATTTGGTAGTGGATTACATGAAATACTATTTGATTTTAATAATGATGATATTGAGGGCAAAATTGAGGATGCTATAAATGAGGCATTTGAACAATGGCTACCTTATGTTACAATAGCTGATATAGTAGTTGAACAAACAGATGCATTAAAAGATAGGAATCAAATAAATATTTCACTAAAGTTTCAAGTTAATGGTAGTGTAGATTTAAATGAAGTAACATTTAATGTACAAGGATAATATAATATGGCAATAACTAAAACAAATAAGAATTTTAAGAATAAGGGTAAGGATATAAAATACCTTAATAAAGATTTTACGGACTTTAGAAATAATTTAATAGAGTTTAGTAAAACTTATTTCCCTAAAACATATTCTGATTTTAATGAATCATCTCCTGGTATGATGTTCATTGAAATGGCATCGTATATAGGTGATTCACTTTCATATTACATTGATGATACGTTAAAGGAATCATTAATGGTTCATGCGGAAGATATTGAAAATGTTATTGCATTATCACAATATTTAGGATACACTCCAAAAGTAACATCACCTGCAATTACAACATTATCGGTTTACCAATTAGTACCAGCTATTGGTACTGGTGTTAATAATACAATTGATACTAAGTTTTTACTTAGGATTAAAGAGGGTATGCAGGTTGAATCAGCAAGTGGTATTAAATTCATTACTCAAAATGTTATAGATTTTACCGATTCAACTGATAGAGAACTAACTTTATATGAAAGGGATGCCATTTCTGGTGAACCATCATTTTATTTAGTTAAGAAATATGTAAACGCAATTTCAGCTGAAATAAAAACGCAAGATTTTGATTTTGGTTCATATGAAGCATTTCAAAAAATTGATATTGCTGATACTAATGTAATTGATATTTATGATGTAAGAGATTTAAACGGAAACAAATATTATGAGGTTCCATATTTAGGACAAGAAATGGTATTTGTGGATTACCCAAATACTGAAAATAATGACCCGGACTTATATCAATTTAAAACAACAGTACCTTACATTCTTAAAACAATAAAAACACCAAAACGTTTTGTAAAGAAAGTAAATTCAGATAGTACAACTACTGTTCAATTTGGTGCTGGTGACCCAACTGCAAATGATGAAACTTTAATTCCAAATTTAAAAAATGTTGGATTAGGTTTACCAAATTCAATCAATAGATTGGAAGCATCATTTGACCCAACCAATTTCTTACATACTAAAACTTATGGTACTTCACCATCAAATACAACTATAACTCTTAAGTATTTAGTTGGTGGTGGTGTTTCATCAAATGTTGGTAAAGGTACACTTACTAGAATTACTGGTATTCAATTTGAAGAAGATACACAATTATTTACTGATACGGAACGTGCAATTTATAATACAACAAAAGCATCAATTGCCGTTGATAATGAAGTACCTGCAACTGGTGGTAGAGATGGTGAAGCAATTGAAGAGATTAGACAAAATGCATTAGCAAACTTTGGTTCACAAAATAGAGCAGTAACTGCTAAAGATTATCAAATTAGAGTATTGGCAATGCCATCCAAATTTGGGGGTATTGCAAAGGCATACGCTACGGCAGATGGTACATTGGATAACAACTCCCCATCAGCAATATTATCATCACCATCGGCTCTAAATGAGTTTACTGATTTGGTAATGAGTTTTGTTAATAAGCCGGATAATGAAGAACCTGATAGGAGAAGTGTACAAACTGAAATTAGAGATTTCTTAGTTGGTAAAACTTCAAATGATAATGAAAAAAATAACCCATTCGCAATCAATCTTTATTTATTAGGATATGATGCAGATGGTAAACTTTCGGAACTGAATAGAGCAGTTAAGGAAAACTTAAAAACATATTTAACAGAATATAAAATTCTTACCGATGGTGTAAATATATCAAATGGATATATTATAAACATTGGAATTAATTTTGAAATTATTACACTTAGAAATTACAACAATAGTGAAGTACTATCTAATTGTATTCAAGAATTAAAAGATTATTTTAATATTGATAATTGGACATTTAATAATACTATCAACTTAAGTGAATTGGAATTAATAGTAGCTAATGTGGATGGGGTAAGTTCAGTACCAAAAATGGAAATTGTAAATAAATGTGGTGGACAATATTCTGCTAATTCATATAATATAATGGCGGCAACTAAAGATAAAGTAATTTATCCATCATTGGACCCATCGGTTTTTGAAGTTAAGTTTCCGGACGTGGATATAAAAGGAAGAGCTAAATAATGATATACTTTTTAACAGCATCAAAAGATGCATCGGTGTACTTACAACAACCAGACCAAAACACTGGTTTAGATGAAGTATTGGAAGTGAGTAAGGTATTTTATGGTAACATAAAAGATATATCAAGAGCACTCCTTAAATTCGATATAGAGCCACTCTCAGCTAGTATAGCTAGTGGTGATGTAACAATGAGTTCTGCTGAGTTAGTTTTGAGAGAAACTGATTCTGAGGAACTACCATTGGAATTTACATTGGAGGCATATCCAATCTCACAAAGTTGGGAAATGGGCAAGGGTACTCGATTTGATGATATCACAACCGCTGGGGTAACTTGGAACAATAGAGAGGGAGATTCAGTATTACGTTGGTTACAAACCGCAGAATTTTCTGAAGTATCTACTGGTTCTTATGCTGGTTTAGGTGGTACATTTTATTCAAATGTATTTGCTACGCAAGATTTTGAATATCGTACAACTGATGTCAATATGGATATCAACGATATTATGCAAGATTGGATTAGTGGTTCAATTCCAAATGATGGTCTTATTTTAAAACTACCATTTGCAAATGAATATAATACATCTGATTATGGTATTTTAAAATTCTTTAGTAAAGAAACAAAAACAATACATCAACCAAAAATTAGAATTGGTTGGGATGATACAACTTTTGTAACTGGTTCAATGACTGAATTGGTAGCAGAAGAAATAAAAGTTGGATTAAGAAATTTTAAAAAGGAATATAAAGTAAATACAACTCCTAAAATAAGAGTAGTTGGTAGAGAATTATATCCAATTAAAACATTTAGTTCAACCGCTCAATACTCAACATCAAAGTTCTTAAATGAACAAACGTATTACCAAATATCAGATTACCACAGTGGTGATGTAATTGTACCATTTGGTGAATTTACTAAAGTAAGTTGTGATACGGATGGAAACTTCTTTAAATTAAATTTATCTAATTGGGAAGTTGACAGAGTATATAAAATAGAAATTAAAGTTGTGGTTGATGGAACACCTCAATTTTTTGATGAAGATTATACATTTAGTGTTATAGCATAATTATGAAAGATTCCGGTTTAAAAAACGAACAACAAGTTGGTAGAATAATAGTTAGTGGTTCTCAAGCATTAAATGAGAAGAACGCAGCTGGTGTCCGTTTGTTTCAAGAATCAGATTTGGCAGATGGTATTATTTCTGGTAAATTGGTTAAACCTAACTATAATATAGATGAGTTAACTAAAGCAGTTGATACAACTATATTTGAATTAATACCACAAAGACGTGTTCAACCATTTGATGGTGTAGCTAGACCTATATATAATGAAGCAACTCAAAGTGTATTTGATTTAACACTTCAGGTAAAGGATTTAACTAGGACAGTATCAGATTTACGTTCTAAGGTTAGTGGTCTTGAAATTGTAACACAAAGTTTGAGAGTTGAAGTTGATGGTGAAAAGCTTAAAGCTAGTATTGCTGAAAATCAATCTACAGTTGCTAACTCACAAATAGCAACAACTACAATTGATTTACAAAACGCAATTGTTAATTCATTAAATGAAGCAATACAAAGGGTATCCTTAGAAGCTAGGGTTGAGGCATTGCAGGAAGCATTTAAACTTGAAAGAAAACTTAAAGAGCAACAAGAGTTAGCAACTGATGCTGCTAAGAAAGCTAGTTTATTAGATTTTATAAATGGATTACCAAACCAATACGCAATATCGGAAAAAATCGGATATAAAGTTATACAAGTACAAATTGCAGATAAGTTTAATGAAGGTTTCCAGATTTGGTATGATGATAGAAAAAAAGATGCTAGGGGATTTCTTATTGGAAATGGATTTGATTTGTATAATGTGGGTGATATTGATGCGGTATTAACAGTATCAGAACAAGGAAATAATGCATTTGATTTTAGTAATGTTGTTGGTGGTAAAATAACAATACCAAAATCAACTGATGGTGGTAGTACACCTGGTAAAGTAGCCATAGTAGTTTCTAGAAGAGGTGGTAAATATGATAATGAAGGTACATTTGATGGTAAAGTAGTTTTAAAAGATGCTAATTCAAAAGGTACACTTACATTAAACACACATTATTGGCAAGCAAGACGTAGAAGGGCTACATAATATAAAATATAAAAATGGCAATACAAACATTTAAACAAATAATTGATAATCAAGCATTTAGAATTAGTGCTAAAGACCGAGCAATTTTTGAACAGGGAACTCTTCAATCATTCTTTGGTTTTTCTGATTCGGATATGATTGAATTTATCATCTATGATGTTAACGATACACAATTACCACAGGGTGAATTTGGTGAATTAGTTAGGTATGTCCCATTAAACTCACAAAATATTAGTGATTACTTTTTAATTGCAGATAACACATTATTTCAAGCATTGCAATTCCCAAAAGAATACTTTATTGATATAGAAAGATTGTTAAAAGAAAGTGGTTATGATAATGGTATATTTAAAACTCAAATAACTTTATTAAATAAACGAGTTGGGTTTGAATCACCAAATGAAAAAATGTGGATTAAGCAAATATCACCATCCAGAACTGAAGTTAAACTATTACCATTAATAAATGATGTATCTAAAAAAACTGATTTACTTCAGAGATTTAATATATTAATTAATGGTGGAGATTTTAAAGATGATGTTATTCCATATGTTCCAACTTTTTTGGAATCAATAAATCCATCAATAGTTGATGATTTTATTAAAAGAACTTATAGTCAACAATGGTATAATAAATTAGTTGCTGAATTTGGTATAGCTGGATTGGATACATTAGCTACTAAAATACATACTAAATTTGTTGAAGCAGTTAAATATGAATTTGCTGGTAGAGAGTCATCAATTAAATCGGCAAATTATGGAAATAAAAAATCGATAAGTTTACCACTACAATTATCCAGAGAAGATGTGTTTAAAATAGCACAAATAATCTTAATAGAAATTGTACAAGTTTATTTACCAATGAGAACGATACAAACAAAAACTGAAATCGATGCTGGCTTTGATGAAAGTAAAGATGATGTTGGTGTTGTATTACAAAGAAGAGAATCGGATGTTATGATTGGAGCTAAACCTGCTGTGGTAATGGTAACCAAACAAAAAACTGAAGTTAGTAATCCAACACGAGATGTTAGTATTCAAGATGCTATACCTGTTGGAATTCCTATACCTGTATTTTCAACACCTAACCCAGTTAAATCAACGGTAGTGTCTCCTGACCCAGTAACAATACCAACCCCAAGCCAAATAACACCAACACCAACCGAAACTAGCGGTGGTGGATATGGAGGTGGTGGTGGAATTAGTAGAGATTCTTAAATTTGATATTTATAAGATATGATACAAGCATTACAATATGATGATTTTAATTTAAACTCCTTTGGTAATGGGTTTGGCGAAAACCAATTTGGTAATTTCGGTTCAAACTTATCTTTTGGTGGTGGCGGCGGTGGCGGCGGTGGTGGTAGTACTTTTATTACACCAACACCAATAGCTGTACCTACGCCAACAATTATAGCAACACCATCTAATAGAACATTTCAAATAACATCAAACATAGCTGGTGCAAGTATTTATATTAATGGTATAAATTCATCAAAAACAACATCAGAAAATTTAACTTTTAGTAAAGAAGAATTAAAAAATGGTGATAAGGTAATAACAATAGAAAAACAAGGATACACCAGTAGTGATAAATATGTAATTTCATTAGAAAATCCAAATGGTGCAACTATTATTAATAGACCATTCCTTAATATATTTAATTTACCTGATTTATCATCATTGGGTACATTGGGAATTACATCAACTCAAATGAAAGTAAAGCATTATATAAATGATGTGGAACAATCAACAAATACAACAGCCGCTGTTTCATCTGTTGTTTCAAATTTAAATTTTAATTTAACCCAACAATCAGTTGAAAATGATACCGCTTTATATAATTTTACTGTAAACGTAAGTGGTGCTGGTAATTCGGTTAGGGTTGTAAAAAATGGAAGTGTTGAGTTTTTTCCTGATAATGGTTCAACTCCATATTCTGATATTAGTGGAACTACATTTAAAGTAGAATCCGCAAATACTTCACTATACAGAATAACACAAATACAATCAAATACAAGACCACCAATATCAGCAGCGCCAAATGAAAGTTTAAGTTATAATATAACATTAAATAATAACGCATCAATAACAATTACAACTGAGTTGGTTAAAGCACCTAGACCTGCATTAAACCCACAAATAACATTATTAAAAAAGCAATCAATAATATATAACATAAATTCTAAGTTAGGTGTACCTATTGGATTTTTAAAAAACGCAGATGTTAAAGCTGTTACTGTTATTATTGGACAAGATATATTGGAGTTTGATGATTTACAGGATGGTGATGTAGCTGGAATAACAATACCACATTCTGTATTTAAAAATATTGGTAAATATGGTGCTAAGATTTTTCCATTTTCATTAAGTGATTATGAAAATGAAGTAAGACCGGTTGAAGCACCTATAAAAATAACAACAAATCCATATAGTGGAGGTGGAGGACCATCTCGTGAAGTTCTTACTGAGGTAGTAGTATCAACACCACCAAAGGTAGTATCTAATCCTTATGCTGGTGGAGGAACTCCATCAATAGGAACACCAAAACCAGTTACAGTAACACCAAAACCATCATCAGGTGGAGGTGGTTCACCTTATGGTGGAGGTGGAGGACCTAGTAGAAATAGGGAACAAAACTTTAGATAAGTGGTAAATAAGACAAATAAGAATTATAAATTGGATATTTATAAGATATGATAAGAGCACTACAAACGGATTTAGGTTCCAACACAGAGGGTGGATTTTCATTCATCAATGATGGTGGTGGAGGCGGTGGCTTTAATTTTCCAAATTATGGAGGAGGAGGCGGCGGTGGAGGTGCGACAATTGTATCACAACCACCTATAACAATTCCAATAACACCAATTACATTTCCAACAACACCTAAAAATGAAATTGGATTACTTACAAATAATCCTATAAGGGAACAAATCAAACCAGCTCCAATAACTGTAGCTCAAAGTATTGTTACAAATCAACCTACTCAAGAATCAATAAATGTATCTGAATTTGGTTTAGATATTTTCATTAATGTAGTTGATGATGTATTTGTAAATGTGCCTGATATTAGAGAAATTAGTTATCCTAAAGTAGTTAGAGGTGCTGATTTTATTGGGTATGATGTAAACTTTGATATTAGTTGGAATTCTGTTGATACTACATATGTTAGAATATATGTTGGTAATTCAACTGATTATATTCAAGTTTCACCAAAGGGTACGCAAACATTTAATGTAAAACAATTAGTTGAGAAATACCCAGCTAGTGTTTTTGAAACGGCTACTCCAATTAGTACTAAATTAACTAAAAAAGAAATTTCAGTTAATTTGGAAGATGGCATAGCTCAATCTGATTTTAGAAGAAATGGAGATATGGTTAATATAAACCAATCTACTACTGATAAAGTAACAATTCCTCTTAAATTAATACCATATAATACTGCAGGTAAAGAAGTTGTAACGGGGCCTATTGAATTTATTCCTATCCTATTTGATAAGGGTGACTTAGAGATACCAAGAGATTTAGCAATCAATAGAATTGTTGAAGGATTTGTTGCTCAGTTCGATAGAAAAATATTTGATGAATCTAAATTCTTAACTCACTTATTACATTTAGGTAATGGTGATAACAAAGTAATTACAACTTGGACTGGATTAGATGAGAGTAATATTGATAAAGCAGTATTATCTCCAACTGAGGATTCATTAATCCTTAAATTATACGAACCATTACCAACGTCTGTGCAACCAAACCAAAAAGTTTGGATAACAAAGGCACAAACGGAACCAATGATTGAAATGGTTACATTGGTTGGTAAATTAGATAGTTTATGTCAACCATTAAAAGGACCTAATTTTACATTAGAAACTGATAATGGAACTGGAATGCAAATCTTTGCTGATTTGATTGCAAGTGGTTCAACTACATCAACATCATTAATACAAAAGTATATAACAAATAATGATATTGATACATCTCAATTAAATATTGAATATGTATCTGGTTCAACATATACCTTTGATAACTATGTACATTTTGGTTCATCTGCTGAAAGAGTTAAAAACTTTTGGTATAAGATTCAATTATTAGAAACATACCAAACAACCTATAACTCAGTTTCTTCTCAAAATGTTGTATTAACTTATTTAACAACGGAGAATGATTATTATTTATTAACCGAAAATGATTTATTTTTAGAGTACGAAACTCCTTCTTACAATATTCTATCTCAAATTGAAGCAAATAAACAATTAGATAATATTAATAATTTAATTGGTTCATTTGATGGATTTGAAACATTCTTATATACATCAACAAATTCTTTAGCATATCCAAAAGTTTCTAATACAATTGTAGCAACTACAAGTAATACGGCAATTGATTGGTATGATACTATTATAAGTGTGGCTGATGATTATGATAAGTATAATCCAAACTATCTAAATAATAATCTTCCTAGATTTATCAAAGAGGATTATGACAATGAAGAATATATGTTATTCTTAGATATGATTGGACAGCACTTTGATATCATTTGGGCATACATAAATTCATTAAAACAATTAAAAAATCTTAACCAAGCCACTTCAAATGGATTCTCAGATGAATTGGTATTCCAAATGTTGGAATCAATGGGATGGGAGGGGAAACGTGCATACGATTCTCAATTCCTATGGGAGTATGCATTTGGACAAAACAAAGATGGAACTGAAAAATATGGTACAAGTTTAAAATCTGCAAACGAAGAAGTTTGGAGAAGAATATTAAACAACTTACCTTATTTATTAAAACATAAAGGTACGGCTCGTTCTTTAAAAGCTGTAATGGCTTGTTATGGAGTACCACAATCTCTATTAACTATTATGGAGTTTGGTGGACCACAAGACCCAACATTGGGTGGTAGCACCAAATTTACATTTGATGATAGAACGGCAGCTATTAACTTTACCAATACAAATGAATATGTTCAAACGGATTGGAAAGAAGTAAGTGGTACATATCCAAATTCAGTTGAGTTAAGAGTTAATCTAACTCAGCCGGGTAATTATGGTATTGTAAAAGCTGAAAGTGGTTCTATTCAAAATTGGAAACTGGGAGTTACTAATACAAAGGGTACATTTGGTACATTAGATTTTTATGTATCAGCATCGACTGGATTAGTAGCATCCGCATCCACATCTGAATTTAATATATTCAATGATGAATATACTGAGATTGTAATTAATAGAACATTAGTTGGAGCTAATTCATCTTTTCAAATTATTGCAAAGGATGCATTGGGTGATAGAATTAGAACGCAAGTAACATCGGCACCATTAGTATTAACTGGTAATACTTCTTGGAATACTGGTAGTTTGATTAAAATTGGATATGCATTAAGTGGTTCAATGGATGAGTTCCGTTTATGGAAACAACCATTGGAAGATGGTGTAATTGAAACACATACACTTCTACCTGATGCAACCAATGGAAATTCATATACAGCATCTACTGAAGATTTATGGGTTAGATTTGATTTTGAATACCCAAAAGATAGAACAGCCGATAACAACTTATTGAATGTTGCGGTTTCTCAAGCTTATGGTGTAACATATGGTACAACTGTATCATTCCCATCATCAAGCATTTATCCATACCAATATACTCCATATGATAGGACTGTAACGGCAAACGTACCGTCATTAGGATTTAATCAATCTGATAAAATTAGATTTGAACAACAAACTTTAGTTGGTGATTTATCTCACAAAGTTAGAGCAACCAAAAAAGCATTTGATAGAGCACCAGTTGATTCAAATAGATTAGGATTATTCTTTTCGCCTGTTAAGGAATTGAATATGGATATCTTAAAATCATTTGGTTCATTCAACATTGACAATTATATTGGTGCACCTGCTGATGAATATAAGGATGATTACAACGAACTTAGAATTTTAAGAGAATACTATTTTGAAAGATTAGATAGAGATATTTATGAATACATTCAGTTAGTTAGACAAATCGACAAATCATTATTTGATGTATTACAAGATTTAGTTCCGGCTAGAGCTAGTGTTTCTAAAGGTTTATTAATTGAACCACATTATTTAGAAAGAAGTAAAACTAAATGGAAACAACCAGCAGCTGAAAGGGGTGATTATGAATCATCAATTGATACACGTGATAATATAGAAGTTGAATCTACTTATAATGTACATGATACATCTATTAATACAACTGATAATGTTGAGTTTTCATTTCAAATGGATAACTATGAAGCAACCATTAATTCAGATGAAATTACAAGATTATTAGTTGATTATCCTACATATGATTCATTAATTGAATTAGAAGATGTTACGGTATTAGAAGGTTCATATCCAACTTATGAAGTAGAAATTGAAATTCCAAATGGTTCCAAATTAGAATCTACTGTTGATTCATTCTCATCTACACAAATTGGAATGGATGATAAATCATTGGATTTGGCAGGATTTGGATTATATGCATTAAATGGAACTGGTTCGTTGACAACATTAGATATATTTGGTAATATGACTTCATCAAGAAAGCAAATATATAAAGTTAAGGAATCTTATATAGAAAAAGTAAGTGTTCAAACTGAAGGTTGGCCGGCAACAACAAATAATGAACAAATTAAGTACGAAATTCAAGAAGTAACTAATTATAGGTATAATGTATCAATTGTACCGGTTGGGGCAACTCCACCATCGATTGGTAATAATGTAATAGAGGTAACTCCATTAAATGGTTACTTCCCATCACATTATCGTTATAAAAATAATTTAACACAAGGATTAAAATATTCATTTTTCGAAGGTTCACAACAAACATCAACTACAACGCCTGATGGATTAGACCCGGTTGAAATATTTACTACTAATCCTAACATTCTTAGAGTGGCTAATACTGGTAGAGGTTCAGGTGAACCAATATTGGAGGTTGACTAATCAAAATTAATTAAATTTAAAAAAAGTTATATTTATAGTATATCAAAAGGGATAATAAAAAATTATGGGATATTTAAATAACACATCAATTACAGTAGATGCTATTCTTACCAAAAAAGGTAGACAAAAATTGGCATCGGGTCAATCTCTTAACATAACCAAATTTGCATTAGGTGATGATGAGATTGATTATACATTGTACGAACCAGCTCATCCAAAAGGAAGTGCATATTATGATTCGGCAATAAAAGCAATTCCAATTTTGGAAGCATCGCCTGATGAAACGCAGGTATTACGTTATAAATTAGTTACACTACCAAAGGGTACAACACAAATTCCAATTGTATCATTGGGTATTCCATCAATAGGAGTTTTTCAGAATGAGGGAATCGTTTCTCTTTCTCCAACAACTTCTCCTGCTGGAAATACAAACGCTGGATACACTGTTGTATTAGCTGACCAAAGAGCTGGAACATTATCAGTATCGCAAGGGGCAGCTGGGGCAGGAACTGTACCGGTATTTTTAGGTGAGGAAATCACAACTACTGCACAAGTAGTAAATGGTTTATCATTTGCATTTACACCAAATCCATCGTTAACTACAAATATTTCAACAACAATAACTGTTTATGGTAACGAAACTGGAGGTTCACAAACTATTCCTGTAACTGTAACATATAGAGCATAAAAGGAAAATAAGATATGGCAATTATAAACAACCCACAAATCGCATCCCAAATCGCAGCACTAGCAGCTGGAGGGCAAATCGATAGTAATGATATCGTAGCTCTTTTAAATTCAGCCCTACCGGCTGGACAACAACTACAAGCAGGTGCTGGAGTATCTACTGGAGTTTACAAAAGATTCGGTGAATTCGATAAAGTAAATGCAAAAGTAGAAATCGTAACAACTGGAATATGGAGTGGAGATGCTGGTTCCCTAACCGCAGCTTATACTTCATCAACGCAAGTAGCCCAAAGTGGTAATTACTATTATGATGTGTATAGTACTGACCCAAGAACGGATACTGCTGCTGAAGTTCAATTCGGTGTAGCTTATGGACATGTGAATGGTAGTGGTTCAGTATCACTTCAGAATGATGATAATGCATTACTTGCTTCTAAAGCAACTTACGCACAATATCGTTCTATTCTATTAGACCCAACTGATACACAATTCTCATTTGAAAATGGAAGTGGTATAGCTAATGATTCAAATTCAATCTACGCTATCACATTAAATAGAGCAAGATATAGAGAAAAGATGGATGCAGGAAACTGGTCAATGACCGTTTCTGGTTCAAATGGAGTTTTCACTTTCATTGATGATAGTGGTAAGAAATTTGGTGATACATTAGGTAAAGCTGGTAGAGTATTTAAAGTAGTAAGTGGTTCACTTAACTTAGGTACTGAAAACGAAGCTACAATCAATACAACAACATCTTCTACAAACGAAGGATTTGGATTGTTCTATCCTGATAGAGGTATTATTATATTAAACCCAACCGCAATTGGTACAACAATTGGTACTGTTAAACCTTGGGGAACAACGTCTGTTAATGTTAGTGGTTCTATATCAGTAGCAGCAGAACAACAAAATCACAAAAGATTAGTACAAGCAATTGCTAATGGTGCAGATTTTGAAGCTCGTAGAACTGAAAACGTTTCTACACAACATTTCTTTGTTAGAGCAACAAATAGAGAGTTCAACTATTCAAATAACCCAACGTACACAAATACTGATGGAACATTTGTAGAAACAACTTTCGAAACTGACCCACAAACATTCATAACAACAGTAGGATTATTAAACGATTCAAACGAATTAATCGCAGTAGCTAAAACATCTCAACCTATAAACAAATCATTTGATAAAGAGGTACTTATAAAAGTTAAATTATCATTCTAAAATTAGAAATTAATAAACCCTAAATTATAGAAACCCCCTGAATAAGGGGGTTTTTTGTTTATTAGATATTTATATGAAAGTATATTTCGAATGATAAAAGAAATTCCAAAATCGGATGTAATCGTTAGACCTTTCAAAGTTTACAAAGAGTGGACTTTGGATGAGACTGATATTACCCCATTGTATGGAACACTACAAAGTGATTTGTATGATTCTGAAACAGACGATACAAATTCCAATGGTATATCCAAACGAACTTTGTATGATTCAATATATGCACAATTCTATTTAAATCCAGCAACCGCATCGGTATTAACTGAAGTTGGTAATCGTGAATCATATGCATCCACTAATGAAAGAATTATGGGTAATGCTATTGGTGTAATATCAATACCACAGGAGTATTATGGTGAGGGTATAAAAATAGGAACAATGGAATTACAATATGGAGCGGTTAGTGTAACTGATGATGGTAATTCTAATTTGGTAGATAATTCTGGTAATATAAAAGGAAATGTATTTTACGATAGGGGATTAGTTGTAGTTACTAAAGATGTTGTTGATGAAACAACTCTTAGTAATTTTGAAATATCATATCGTTCTACAATGACAATTTATGAGAATGAAATATTCCTATCAGTTAATGAGAATGAATTTAACGTATCACAAAACCCAACTGCTGTTTATGAGCAAGGTGCAGAAAAAATTGATATTGTAACAAATAGAAGAGATAAAAAACTATCATCAAATCAGTTTACCACTGCATCATATTATAAACCTGGGTTTAAATTAATTCGTGATTCACAACATCCATACGTTTCTCAATTAGATGGGGTATCTATTGGAAGTTTTGATGATTATATCAATAGTGGTTCAGTTGACCCTACTGGTTCATACTTAGCACCATATATTACAACAATTGGATTATATGATGATGGACTTAATATGGTAGCAGTAGCTAAATTACCAAAACCAATAAAATCATTACCGGATTATCCTATTAATTTTATTGTACGTTTCGATACTTAAATAATATTTATAATAAACAAAAATTATGGCAACATTAGAAGAATTATTAGCAAAAACTCCACCCGCTGCATCTAAAGCAAATATTAAAGGTGGTGACAAAACTCCACTTGAAGCTGATGGCGGAAGAGATTTATCAAAAGATGAAAAAGCAATTGAAGCTGCTGGCGGAAGAAAATTAGGACAAGGTGCCTCTGGATTTGCTCCAGGTAAACCTTATTCTGATAAATTTAAAAAATAGTTTATGTCAAATTGGTTATGTGAAAATAAAGAGATTACCGAAGATGTAATCTCTGAAGAAGCTGTTGGGTTTATCTATATGATAACACACACCCCAAGCGGCAAATACTACATTGGAAAGAAATCACTTGAAAGTGTTCGTAATGTAAAAATCGGAGTAAGAGAACTTGCAAAAATTAAGGGGGAGCGTAAGGCAGCCGGAATGGGTGGTAGAGCTCCTCTTAAAAAGAAGGTTCGTAAAACATCCGATTGGGAAAAATACTACTCATCTAATGAGTGGATAAACGAACAAGTTAAAGAAGGAAAGCAAGATGAGTTCAAACGAGAAATCATCCAATTCTGCAATTCTAAAAAATCACTATCTTATTATGAGGTATATTGGATGTTCAAATACGATGTCCTTTCAGATGACAATTGCCTAAATGGCAATATTAGTGGAAAATTTTACCGAAAAGACTTGGTATAATGGAAAATTTTCACTATATTTGTACTTAAATCAATTTATAGTGGAAAATTTTATCAAAAATATTTGGTATACTGGGAAATTTTTCGTATATTTGAGTATAAACTATAAATTAAATAGAACATATTATGAACTTAACACAAGTAGCACAAAAATTCAATATTTCGGAAGCATTCTTAAATTCAAAGGATGATGCTCTAATTGTAGCAGCAACTTCAATCCAAGATATTGTTAGGGGAATGCAAGCACGTAATGGTGATACAAATGTAATCAAGCAATTAGAACTATTAGCTGAATTTTTAAGAGAAGTAAAGAATTCTGGTATTTAATTTGGATATATCAAATATTATTCGTATATTTGTATAAACCATAATTTAAATATATGCTCTCCGCTAGAAATAAATTAATTGTTATAAATGTATTAGATGGTGTTTTAGGCGTTGGTACTTCTTTGAAGGGCAACGAACAAACCCATCATTGTCCATTTTGTCATCACCACAAAAAGAAACTACAAGTCAATTTGGATACCCAATATTGGCATTGTTGGGTTTGTGATTCAAAAGGACGTAGTATCCAATCATTACTCCGCAAATTAAATGTGGATAGAAATGAGTTGGGTAAAATAATATCCATTTATGGTGATTACACACCAACTAGTTCGGATGAGAATGAGGAAGTAATTAAACTACAACTTCCAAAAGAATTCAAACCATTACACATCAAACCAAAATCAATCAACATCGCATACAACCAAGCGTTGGGATATCTACATCGTAGAGGAATTTCTAAAGATGAGATTCTTAAATATGGTATGGGGTATTGTGAAGATGGATTATATGGTGGTAGAGTAATTGTACCATCTTATAATGAGAATGATGAATTAAATTATTTTGTAGCTCGTTCGTTTTATGAAGATGCTACAATGAAATATAAAAATCCACCTGTTAGTAGAGATGTAATTGTATTTGATAATCAAATCAATTGGAACGAACCTATTACATTGGTGGAAGGTGTATTTGATTCATTCTCAGTTAAGAGAAATGTAATTCCAATCTTAGGTAAGTTTTTACCAAAAACATTAAAGAAGAAAATATTTGAAAGAGGCGTTAAGGAAATCACAATCATATTAGATTCGGATGCTGTTAGTGATTCAGTTAAACATTCTGAATACTTTACTAAAAATGGGATAAGTGTTAAAAACATTATTCCAATTGGTAAAGATGCTGGTGATATGGGATTTGATGAGGTTAATGATTTAGTTAAAAACGCAAATATAACGGAATGGGATTCCTTAATCCTATCCAAACTTAATAATTTATGAAAGTAGAAAAAATCTATCACTTAGCGGATTTACATATCCGTAACTTAAAAAGACATAATGAGTACAGAGATGTATTCAATAAGTTTTTAGAAAATGTTAGAAAAGATAATATTGAAAATTCTATTATCTATTTGGCTGGTGATATTGCCCATGCTAAAACTGAAATGAGTCCGGAATTGGTTAGAGAGATTAGTTGGTTTCTAACCGAATGTGCTAATTTAAAAGAAACATTTTTAATTACCGGAAATCACGACTGTAACTTAAATAATAATTATAGATTGGATGTACTTACACCAATCGTAGAAAACTTAAATAATGAAAGAATTCACTATCTTAGAGATACTGGCATCTATCCCTTTAACAATATTACTTTTGTTGTGTATTCGATACTTGACAAAAAAGAGAATTGGCCAAAGGCTGAAGTGGTAGAAGGTGAGAATAAAATTTGTTTATTTCACGGGCCTGTAAATAATGCAGAAACTGATATTGGTTATACTGTATCATCAAATTCATTTACAACTGATATGTTTGAAGGATTTGATATGGTTATGTTAGGTGATATCCATAAAAGACAAACGTTGGGTATTCCTACCATTGCATATGCTGGTTCACTTATCCAACAAAACCACGGAGAATCATTGGATAAGCATGGTTACCTTTTATGGGATGTTGAATCAAGAACATTTGAGGAATTTGATATTGAAAATGATTATGGGTTTTATACATTAGATGTAATTAATGGGGTTGTACCAGCGGTTACGGATATGCCGGCAAAACCTCGTTTGAGAGTTCGTATTTCCAATACTGACCCATCTAAAATTAAAAGAGTATTAACTGATATCAAAAAGAAATACAAAGTTGAAGAATTTACAGTAACTAGAATGGATACATTATCCAAACAAAAGACTGGTAATTATGATGATAAACTTTCTATTGGTAATGTTAGGGATGTTGAATTCCAAAATGAATTGATTAGAGATTATCTAAAAAGACAATACTTCGCTGATGCTGATACGATTGATAAGATTCAACAAATTAATAGAGAATTAAATACTCGATTAGTTGATGAGGAAAGTATTCCTAATATACAATGGATACCAAAGACATTTGAGTTTTCAAATATGTTTTCATATGGACCAAACAACTTAATTCGTTTTGATAACGCTAAGGGAATGGTTGGTGTATTTGCACCAAATGCTAGTGGTAAATCATCTCTATTTGATGCTATTTCATTTTGTATTTTTGACAAGACAAGTAGAACGTATTTAGCAAAGAACATTCTTAATAATAGAAAAACGGAATTTGACTGTAAACTTAATTTCCAAATCGATGGGATTAATTACTTTATTGAAAGGAAAGCAAAAATAATTAATAAAGGAAAAAACATCAAAGTTGATGTTGACTTTTGGAAAGTTGAAGATGGGTTGGTTACCTCTTTGAATGGAGAGCAAAGGAGGGAAACCAATTCCATCATCCAACAATATATGGGAAGTTATGAGGATTTTGTATTAACTACATTATCACTTCAGGGTAATAACGCACTATTTATTGATAAATCACAAACCGAACGTAAAGAGATTCTTGCTCAGTTTATGGGAGTTGATGTATTTGATAAGTTATACACCATAGCATCGGATGAAAATAGGGATAACGCTTCTCTAATCAGAAAGTTTAAGCAGGATGATTTCACTCAACGATTAGCTGATATAGAAACTAACCTTATTAGTAAGAACAAAGAGTATAGTTTGATAGAAGCTCAACTTAATGAAGCAACTGGAAGTGTGGATACCTACAATCAAAAATTAATTTCTCTCAACGAAAAAATAGTTCCTTTAAAATCGGATACATATTCATTAACTGAATTAGAAAATAAAAAATCGACATTAGGAAATAATTTAATCGACTTGTTGAAACAACAATCTAAAACTAAAGCTGATATCGTTATATTACAATCCGATAGAGATAGGTTATTAGGGGCATTGGAGGGATTTGATGAAGCAGATATAGAAAGTGGTATTGGTAGATTAAAAACTCAAAGGGAGCAATTACAAACCCTTACAAACGAAATTGAAAAGATTGATATTAAGTTAGAATCTTTATATGATAAAAAGGAACATTTAGATTCCCATAAGTACAATGAAGATTGTAATGTTTGTATGGAAAACTCAGCAACTATTTTAGAAGCTAAAAAGGAAGCCGTTGAATCTATTAAAGAATTTAAGGAAAGGCAATCTCAGTATAATGAAACTAAGTTAGAATTAGAATCATCTGTAAATTCATTATTGAATTATGAAGTAAGTTGGAAGTTGTTAAGTGATACCAAATCAGATGAAACTAAGGTAGAACGAGAGTTATCAACACTTATTAACAAGTTATCAACAATTGAAACTCAAGAAGTTAAGCTAGAGAATGAAGTTAAGGAAGTTACACAACTTATAGCTGATTATTTGGAGAATGAAAAACAAATCCAAAAGAACAAAGAAATCAGAACTGAAATTCAAATTGTAAGAACTGATTTAGCATCTTCTAAAACATTAGTAGAGCAAAAGAATAAATTACTTCTTAACTTAAATGGTGATGTATCATCCCTTACAAATCAAAAGGAAACTATTGAGGCGAGAATAAAAGAGGTTGAGGAGTTAGAAGAACAATTTGGATTATATGAATACTATTTAAATGCATTAAGTAAGGATGGTATATCATATGAATTGATATCAAAGGCACTTCCTATGATTGAAGGTGAGGTTAATAATATCTTAGGTCAAATTGTAGAGTTCGGAGTTCAATTGGATATGGATGGTAAAAACATCAACGCTAATATTGTCTATGATGACCAGAAATGGAGTTTAGAGATGTGTAGTGGTATGGAGAAGTTTATATCAGGATTGGCAATTAGAATCGCTCTAATCAACGTATGTAACCTGCCTCGTCCAAACTTCTTAGTAGTGGATGAAGGATTTGGAACATTAGATAATGAGAACTTAACATCATTGTATATGTTGTTCGCTTATCTTAAAACTCAATTTGACTTTGTGATGATTATATCACATATTGATTCAATGCGAGATGTAGTAGATTCCTTAATGGAAATTAAAAAAGTGAATGGGTTCTCTAGCGTTAAGTTCTAGTTCTTAAAATATTGGTTGGTTGTTGAGTTTTAAATGGGGATACTTTATCTTTAATTAGACTCTCAACCAACCCATTCATTTTATAACCCTTATCTTTACAAAAATCTTTTAACAATTGATGAACCTCAGCATCAATTTGTAACATAGCATATTTCTTATTCATAATTTATCGTATTAAACTAACCATTCTTTAGAACTCTTTAGTTTTCTTTAGAATAAGTATGTATATTTAAAAAATACAAATACTTATAAAGAGAAACAACAAAGAAATCTTAGTTAAATGGCTAGAATTAAAAAATATTCACCAGAACAAAATTTATCATCATTTGGTACATTTGTAATAGATAATAACCCAAATTCGGATTATTTCAGAATTACTGAATTTAATGATACGTTTACAGGTGGTAAAAATGGATTCCTAATTGAAGGTTCGCAATACTTGCAACCATCTACTGAAATCAAAATTGAAATATTAGATGTTAATGGTGACCCTATCTATTACGAACCTGGAAATGGTATACCTGAATATTATGAAGGAATTTCCAAACTAATAGCAGTTTACATTTATGAAGATACTCCAATTGGATTAGGTAAAGTTACTGTATTAGGTGAACTTAATCAATATGTTGACAATGGTGTAACAAGAGATATTCCTGCTGAATGGAAGGGTGCATATAATGTTAAATGGGAAAGAACTTTTCAAGTTAATAAAAACCTTGCCAATGAAGATAGAGTTAGATTTTATCGTAGACCTCAAGTTGAGATTACTGAAATAAATAAACCAATTTTTAATAATAATTCATTAGCAATAACTAAGACAGGTACTGTTAATGGTGTTCCTTTAGTACCAAATGAAAACGCAAAATTAACGGGATTCACATTACCAACATCATACAGATTAAATGTAGCTAGTGGTGATAATTGGACAGGGTCTGTTGTTGGTCAAACTATTACGGTAGATAGCTTAAATTATAGTAGTATAATTGATGATATTGTAAGCGATACTGAAATTATAGTAACTACACCATATTCTCAAAATGGTATTGTAAAATCATTTACAAATCAAAACTACTCAGTAACATTCAATTATTTGGAGGGGGTTTCTGATTTAGCAACTGCACTTACTGGTTCATTTGCAAAAATCAATATCACCGATATGAAAACATTCGTTGGTGATGCGGCAAGAGTTAAAGTATTTAGACGTTCTCAATCAAATCTTACTGATTATGAATTTGTTCAAGATTTACAATTAGAATCTAATGAATTATTAAGAGATATTGAAACTGTAACTGCTACTGAAGAATACTATGGTAATTTAACTGATATTAGGTTAGATAATTATTGGTTAACCTCATCAAATGCAGTTTCGGTTGAATTTAATAGAGATTTCTTATTTAATTCGGCCAAAATAAATTCAAATGCGGGAACGTATTTTTATACAACTCAAAGTTTAAGTATCCAACAAGGTGTTGAATATACATTAAATTTAAATGCAAGAAAATCACAAAATACAACTGGTGATTTTATTAAAGTATTTTTAAGTGGTTCATTAAATGGAACACCTACATCTCAAACAATTACTACAATTGATTCATCAACTTCAGTATTACAAAAAGTAAACTTAAGTGAAAATATTATAGCTAATGATTTTGATAATGCTAGATTATATTTTGAAGTTAAGGGAAGTGATTGGTATATAAGTGATATTAGTTTTAAAGCATCGCAAGAAACTTCATTTTCACCTGATGAAATAACATTTGTACAAACTGTACCAAAAACATTACAAAAAGAAACATTTGATTATCGTTTTGAATTCTACGATATTAACAATAATTACATTCCAGTAGCAGTAGAAAAAACAAAAACATTTGATGGTGGTAATTTGAATCTTTATAATAAGAGTCTTACAATTACACCAAATCAATTATATTTTGCGTTTGATTCCGCATCTGCACCTGCTAATCCATTACCACCAACTACAATTATATTTAATGTTGAAACAAGTGTAATAACTGGTTCAATCACATATACGTCTGGTGCCTATGATGAGTTTGGTGATTATATATTACCATCTGAATATATTGGTGGAAGATATCCGGGTTTATTAAATAATATAAACACACTTACTCCAACATTAAACGTTTCTAATTTTACTGGTTCTAGAAATGATATCACTGTACAATATATCAGATTTACTGGAGAAGTAGAAGGAGTAACTGATGAAGTTGTAATTACAAGAGTTGCTGATGGTAAGGGTGGTGTAAACTTTGAAATTAGACCTTATAGAGGAACATTTATAAAGAATAGTTCTGATAACGATTTAGAACTACAAGCTATTCGTATTGATGGTACAAATGAAATTATATTAAAAAATGGATTACCACAAATTGGATTCTCCGATGCAAAGTTAAGAGTATTATCATCATCATTAACACCATTAGGACAACCAACATCATCATATTATCTATTATCTGAAGCAAGTAGTAGTGGATTTATTAGAGGATTAAAAGCTGGTACAACTGGTAGTGGTGAGTTGAATTATAACGCAACATTTAATAGAGATTCTATTGATGGGGAGTTGACGGTTTTCCTTATGGATGGTCCAACTCAAAATGATATTTTAACTTCAATTATCCTAACCGATTTACAAGATGGTTTAGCATCTGGATTTATACCAATCGATACCGAACAATTTGGTATTAAATCAAGAACCGAAAGAGAGTTTACTCCAAATATTGGTAGAGTAACTGGTTCATTCTATTTGAGAGGAACAAACGAAGCACCTATAAGTGGTACATTGAATATATTCCCATCGATGTCTGTTGACCCGGAAACAATTGAACCATATTACTATATGTTTTATGTTACCGGTACATTTGATAGAAGAATTAGTGTTGAGGTAACGGATTTTGATAATAATATAATTAATAGTGGTATTCCCGGTCAAAATGGTATTCCATTTTATGAAGCAGTTCAAACAAAACAATTAAGTACTAAATTTACTTATTTAGAAGATTATACATCAGCATCTATTAGTATTGATAAAACATTCGTATCTGTACCCGATGGAGACCCGGGTGATGATGCAATTGTAGTAAAAATTAATCCAAATCCAATAACTTTAAATGCTGACCAAAGAGGTAGAGTATTTAGTTATGAAACAGCAGCTACGGATATTACTATAACGCAGGGATTCTTACCACTTATATTTACAAGTAGTAAAAAACCGGGTACATTTACAACTGCATCTATTATTACAAAAGGAATTCAATATTCTACCTTTGATGAAATAATGGGAGATGCATCTATGAGTATAAGTGGATTTAGCAATATGACTGATTTAACCGCTAGTGTTGAATATAAATTAGAAATTCATCCATTCTATACCGCATCTTATTATACACAAAGTTTCTTTCAACAATTCCAAAAAAGTGTTGATGGGGCAGCTGCAATCAATATTGAATTAGCCCCAACAATACTCGCGTTATCTGCTGATGAAAATGGTGGTGTATATGATTACACAACAACAAACACAACTTTAAAAGTTAAGCAAGGTGATGAATATTTAGAGTTTAATTCACAAGAATTACCAGGAACATTTACCGCATCTATTTCGGTAAATAATATTACTGTTGGTTTATTAACTGCATCAAAAACGGAAACAACTGATAATGGGTTAAATGATACAATGTTATTTGTATCAATGAGTAATATGACGGATGATTCAGCTAGTATTGATTATTCAATTTTAATAAGACCATTTTCAATTACAAATGGTATTGTAACTGGTTCACAATATGTAACTCGTACACAATCTTTTACAAAACAAAAAGAAGGAGTAAATGCTCGTTCGGTTAGTTTGGCTGCATCATCATTAGTAGTTAATTTTGATGGAGATGGTGTAGTAACTTCTCCCTTAGATTCAATATTTTTAACGGCAACTGCATTTAATGTTACCGCATCTCAAACTTATTACCAATATTTTAAAGATGGATTTGCTTATAGTACAATTAGTACTGATAATGTATTTGAAATTGGTTCCGGTGATGCTACATCTCCTGGCGAAAATGCAACATGGCAAGTTCAAATTAGAGATGGTAATACTACCTCTGGGGTAATTGCTACATCTGAAGTAACTATTACTGGTATAAAAGCGGGAGCTGATAACTATCAAGTTTCATTAACAAATCCAGCAACTGCTGTATTAGTTGAAACTGATGGAAGTACAACGTTAACTGGTACTGGTACACAAATTAGAGCATTTAAAGGAACTACTGAATTAACGCATGTTAGTACTTACTCTGAGGAAACATTAGATTTAATTGGTAATGTTATTGGTACATTGGGAGAATTCTCAGCATCATTATATAGTAAACCCGGATTTATAACTCAAACAAATCGACCAACAGGAAGTCCTGCTACGGTGGCACCAATTCAAACTTGGGCAAATCCACAAGATAATAAAGCAGCTACAATTGTTTATAAAGTTGATATAGAAAATGGTAGAGCAACTTATTTCTTATCACAATCATTAACAACAGTATTTGAAGGAGCAACTGGTCCTGGTGTTGTATTTAGAGGAGAGTGGAGTGGTTCAACTAATTATCTTTTTGATTTAAATCAGAAAAGGAGAGATGCAGTTTTATTTGATAAGAATGGAGATGGTACACCTGAGATGTATTACGCAACTAAATTACCATCGGGTCCTCATACTTATTTATCAAATACTGTTTCTGGATTATATACTCAATCAATTGATACTGTACCCTCTGGATATACTTTAATTGGCGCCAAACAACCTAATACTCAAACTGATTATTGGGAAGAGTTAGGAGAAGAAGATTTCTTTGTAGCAGCTAAGATTGGTATCTTCGAAGAATCATTTATTAAAAATACAATTAATGTAGGTTCACCAGCAACTTCATATGATGTTAATCCACAAATTACAATTTATGGTGGAGATAGTGAACCATATATATCAATCGGACAATCAATTCAAGGTTATGGACAAAAGGGAGTTTATATTGGTGTAACTGAAGATGGTGGACCTACTGGAACTGCTGGAACAACTGGATTATTATCAATTGAAAATGGTGATGGTACAAGACACTTACGTTGGGATGGAAATGAATTAAATGTATCTGGTATTGTATCAGCATCTGCTGGTAAATTTGGTGGATGGATAATTGACCCATCTGGTATCTACTTCCCAACTACATTCCCCGTTGGATATCAATATAATACGGAAGTAACAGCATCTCTACATAATGATGTATATGCTGGGTTGAATAATCTAGTAGGTTTTGGAGCAAATAGAGCACTTAAAGGACCTAATCCATTTGATGGTAGTGGTTCTGCACTTTTAACGGTATTTGGTACACTTACTACGAATCATAGAATATTAAGCGCAAGTAATAGTGCAAGTAATAGTGAAATTGGTAATTCAAAATTATTTTTATCAAATGGATTATATGCAGATAGTTCATCTTATCAAATTGCATTCCACACAACATCATCACTGCAAGTCGTATCTTCTTCTTTAGACTCATATATTGCATGGCCATCTGGTGCAAATTATTTAGAAGTAAGGCAAACTGGTGATTTTCCATTATCATATTATGATTTTATACAAGAATTACTTTATGACCAACCTGAAAGTGCATATCCAGAAGTACCAAGTGATTTAAAATCTCATATTATAAAAGCATTTGATGTAGCTGTATTGGGTATTGGTAATGTTTTGAATTTCCCTGCAATGAAAATTTATGGAATTTCTGAAGATGAAACTCGATTATTTCTATCAGCATCAAATCCATATGGTCAAACAATTAAATTTAATTCCGCCGCAAGTGCCTCTTATTATTATCCCAATACCAATGGTGATTACACATATACACAAGGTTCATTATCAGCGGGTAGTCGTGAATTTAGAATAATTTCTGGTGAGGGATTGCGATTATCAACATCAGGTTCAACATTAAATCAATCCGATAAACCATACCTTTCAATGGGGCAATTAAGTCAAAGTTTTGATGAGGTTGGTGTATTTTTAGGATTTCCATCTGGGTCAGATGACCCGTTATTCTCATTACGAAGTAAAGATGGTGCATATTTGAACTATACGGGTGATGGTGTTAATTTCTCAGGAAACGTTCAAGGTTCAACAATTAATGGTTCTGAAATAAATGGAGGAGCTATTAACATAGGAATAATTTCTGGTTCAAATCCAATTAGATATAATTTTACTGTTGATGCTAATGGAAATGTAAACGCTAATAATGCAGGTTTATCTGGTAGTATTAACGCAACTGATGGTAGAATCGGAGATTGGATTATTGATGCTGATAGTGGTAATTTACGTGATGATAATAGTGAAATAATATTTGACCCATCTTTACCTGAATTACAATTTTATACTGGTAGTGAAAAAAAGGTAATTATATCACCTTCAAATGAATTAACAACAACCACAGGTGATGTTAAATACTTTCAGTTTACGGGTTCGGGGGTTGTATATCCAACACCACAATCGGTAACAACAAATACATCTAATGCCAATTTTGTTTATTCGAGTTATATGGTATCATTACCATCAACGGGTTCATATAATGTTACAGCAGCAGGAGCACTTGAAGTTGCACTAAATATACCAGCCGTATCTGTATCAATTCCAGCAGGAGTTAGTCATACCACATCATACCCATCGTATTTACCTACATTCAATGGGCAATTCCATGGTGGGTATTCATCACCATCTGTTGCATACGCAGAATTAAATTTAGAAGCAGTTAATATTTCTACTGGTGTTGTTGTGGGTAGAACTTTACTTGGAACAGCCGCAGCTGTTAGTTCATATAATGCTGGTAATTATTATACCGGAGAATATATAGAAGAAGGGGGAGGTGGAACGTGTTTAGTTGGAACATCACTAATTGAAATGGGTGATGGTTCATTCAAACAAATTAAAGATATTCAAATTGGTGATTTTATTAAATCATTAGATATTGATTCATTAACACCAAAATATTCCGAAGAAAATGATTGGACTGCAACCCATATATCCGATTCCGAAAAAACAATTGAAGAGGTGTTGGATATCAAATCATATGCTGATAATGAAATTTACAATATAAATAATGGATTAATTGAATGTACACACTCACACAAACATATTATTAAACAAAATGGTGTTTGGTGTATTAAAACAACTGATAAAATAAATGTTGGAGATATATTCCTAAATTCAGAAAATGAAGAAGTTGAGATAACATCAATAACTATAAATGAGAAAACCGATGATGTTTATAACATTAGAGTATCTGGTAAGCATACTTATTATGTTAATGGTATATTAACCCACAACGTAAAACTTGAAAGTTTTGTATCCGTAACTGGTGATACTAAAATTATATTATCATCTGGTGAAACTATTCTTGCTAAAGATGTTGTTGAAGGTGAAAAAATAATAGCATGGAGTTGGAATGATAAATTAGATAATACTGAAGTAAACAAATTTAGTGAATTTGAAATAGCTAAAATTAAAAAGAGAAAAGTTGATAAAGTTTACAAAGTATCAGCCGGTGGTAAAACTATTAGAGTATCTGATTCGCATGGATTTTGGTTAAACGATAATAAACAAATAAAGACTGTTGAATTAGTTGCTGGTAAAAGTATGATTAACATCAAAGATGGTAATGGTATTAAATTGGTATTAGTTGATAGTGTTGAAATTATTAAAACCGATGAATGGGTATATACATTTTCTGTACCTGGAGTTCATAACTATGTTTCAGATGATATTATATCACATAATGATGGTACTTGGACATATATTTCAACCAACACTATAAGTGGTTATCAAAATAATGTTTCTGCCCAAACTGGTGTAACGCGCTCAATGAATCTAACATCTACTGGTAATATTAGATTTAGATATTCAATTAGATTTTATGGGTATTCGGGTCAAAGAGCAAATATTGGTTCCAGTATTAATTCATATTCATTTACATACCAATCACATACTGTTGGGCCAACTTTAGCAAATACACCAACATACGATACTATATTAAATGTATCTGTTCCATCCAATTTCGTTGAGATTAAAGCCGGTGGTATTCAAGTAGTATCAACACCTGATACCTATGTTAGAATACCAAGAAAACCAGCAGGTTCAGCTAATCAAGAAGTACTTAAAGCAGCCGGTGGTATATCATATTTTGAAAAAACAGTTGGTCTTGGGGTTGATACCTCAACAGCTATTAATTCAAAGGGTGATATTATACCTGAATCTGATTCATTGTACAATATTGGTAACTCATCAAATAGGTTTGCATATACTTATACCGATAACCTTATTGGATTAGGAAACCAACACCAAACAAATACGGTTGCTAGTTCAATGTCTACAAATAATTACCAAAAATTATCAGATGGTAGTATTATACAATGGGGAAGAATAAATAGTTCTGCTAACGTAACATTCCCTGTAACATTTGGTTCACCACCGGTTGTAACTTGTGCATCTTATAGAAGTTCAAATGGTTCAAATGGATATAATCATATATATAACCTTACCACATCTGGTGTTAGTTTAGTATTAGATAGTGTTGATGGGTATTGGATAGCTATTGGTAATCTTCCAACGGGATAATATATTATATTAATTAAAATTAAATTATGACTGAAAGACAAATTTTTGCAACATACGATTCTGATGGGAATTACACTGGATTTTACCCAACTGATGTTTGGGATATTAAGTATATTCCTACGGAAAATCGAATTGAACTCACCTATGATGAGTGGCAAGAGGCAATTAGTACTCGATGTAAATATGTAAATAGTGTACATACTAAAAACCCACTTACTAATGATGAACAAGCTGAACGGGATTTATTTACGGTTAGACTGAAACGAAATAATCTATTATCTGAATCCGATTGGACTCAATTTAATGATTCACCACTATCAGCTGAAAAGAAATTGGAGTGGGCAACTTATAGACAAGCATTACGAGATATTACAAATACAACTCCATATATTTACCCAATACAACCTGAATAATTTCGTTTAAATAAAAAAGTATATACTTATATATGAATATACAAACACAATAATTATGGAACAAAAAACTGAACAATTAGAACAATCGGTAATTGATAAATTAAAATCAATTCAAGAAGAACAAAACAATATGATTATTGCATTGGGACAATCGGCTGTTCGTAAAAGACAATTACAATCTCAAATTGCAGATATTGAATCTCAAGAAAAAGAATTTGGTAATAGAATCGATAAATCTATTGCTGATATGAATACCGAACTTGCTGAATTGGATATTAAATATCCAAATGGACAAATTGATTTAGAAGCTGGGACGGTAGTTTATTAATAAATAATTTGGAAATACCAAATTAATTTTGTATCTTTGTAAGATATGAACATATAAATAAGTTATGTCAAAACAAAAATTGTTATATATAGCATCCCATCTCTCAACTGGTGGGATGCCACAATACCTTTTAAAGCAAATTCAAATCTTTAAAGATAAATTTGATATTGAGGTAGTTGAGGTAAACAATCACTCTGGTGATGCCTTTGTAGTACAAAAGAATCAAATAGCTGATTTATGTAAGTTGTACACATTGGGTGATAATAAATCCGAACTTGTGGATATTATTAAATCAACTCAACCAAACATAATTCATTTTACGGAAATCCCCGAACATTTTTTAGCTCACAATATATTAGATACTATTTTTGACAATAGTAGAAATTACTATATTGTAGCATCTACACATGGTTCTCATACAAATCCAAATGAAATCAAATATCATCCAGATAGATATGTTTTAGTATCTGAATGGAGTAGACGAAGATTTGAATTGGTGGGAGTAGATACACGTGTATGGGATTATCCAATAGAAACTATTGAGTATGATAAAAACGAATTCAAAAACGAATTGGGATTTGAATCTGATTGGAAGCATGTTCTTATGGTTGGATTATTTACTGAAGGTAAGAATCAGGGTGAAATATTCAACGTAGCTAGATTATTAGAAAAATATAAAATTAAATTTCATTTTATCGGAAACCAAGCTATGAACTTTGAATCATATTGGGGACCAATAATGAAACACAAACCTGATAATTGTATTGTATGGGGTGAACGTAGTGATGTAGATAAATTCTACAAAGCATCGGATATGTTTTACTTTAGTTCTAAATTGGAATTAAATCCATTATCTATTAAAGAGGCATTGGGATATGGATTACCATCTATATTCAGAAAACTACACACATATTTGGATTCATATGATAATAATGAATTGGTTACTTATATCGATGATAACCTAAATCAAACCAAACAAATTATATTAGAAAAACTACAACCTGAATTTAATGAAATTCCTGGTTGGTTTTCATATGAACATTTGTATAATGAAATGGTTGAAAATGGAACCGATGGTGATGTATTTGTTGAGTTGGGTGCATGGTTGGGTAAATCAACCAATCATATGGCTACCTTAATTAAAGATTCTAATAAAGATATTAAATTTACAACTGTTGATACTTGGAAAGGTACCGATGGTGAAGAAATACATGATACAATAGTTGGTGGATTTGGTGGGGATATATTTTCAGAATTTATGGAAAATACTATGTTAAGTAATAACTCAAAATTATTTAACGTAATAAAGGATACATCTGAAAACGCATCAAATCAATTTCAACATAACTCAATTGATTTTATTATGTTGGATGCGGGTCATACTTATGATTCTTTAAAATCCGATTTAAACTTTTGGTATCATAAAGTAAAACCGGGTGGTGTTATTAGTGGAGATGATTATGGTGGAAGTTTCTTTCCGGGGGTTACTAGAGCAGCTGATGAATTTTTTTATAATCAAGCAAAGCACGTATATCGTTCATTTGTTAGAAAAAAACCAAAGATTCAAATTAAACATTTGATGACTAAGCCAAATGATTTGAGAGAACAAATTAGTTCAGAATCACTAAAACAATTGGAAAGTTATGGAATGGTGTATCAACCAATTGTAAATACTCCATTTGATGGAACACCACCATCTGATTTTTGTAAAAGACCAAATCAGATATCGGATAAGCCGGGAAACTTTGGGAATGGATTAGGTCCATTAACGGGTAGGCATTATGGGTGCTTTAACGCACATAGGGGAGCATTAGAAGCTATGGATGATGAATTTGATTATACATTAGTATTTGAAGCTGATGCGTTTATATTCACTGGATTAAAAGAATTTGTTGAAGCAGTTCATAAAGCATGTTTTATTTCTGAAAGAGATGATGTTTACTTTATTGGATTATCAAACAATAATTCCAGAAGTAAAGAATACATTGATGATTTATTCAGTAAAACTGCATCAAACCAAGATTTAGCACATGCGTATCTAATACCAAATAGAACAAAGAGTTGGTGGATTGATAGATTTAATGATACCCTATGGGAGGGATATGATTTATGGTTAACTGATGTGTTTAATAAAGAATCTAAATTACGATATACTACAAATAAAATGTATGTTAAACAAGCAGATGGATTTTCTCTTATTGATAGAGAAGTAAAAAAATGGAATTAATGATTTACGATAAATTAACTAAAAATTTAAATAACATTGTTGAAGTACGAAATAAAGTAAATTATCATTTCGTAAATGGTCCTTGGGCTGAAGTATTGGGAAACCAAACGGGTAAATACAATGTTAAGTTTATAAACAAACGTAATGGTAATGTTTTATTCACAACCGAATTATCAAACAATACTTGGGCTAAATGTAATATTGAGTATTTTATAGATTGGAGAATTGAAATATGGGAAGGTAATACTTTATTTTTTGAACATGATTATACCGCAACTAATAAGAGAGTTTATCTAGCACTATCATCAAAAGCATTGGGTGATACATTAGCATGGTTTCCATACTTTGACGAATTTCAGAAAGTACATAATTGTGAATTAATTGTATCTACATTTCATAACGAAATGTTAGAGTCACAATATCCAAATATAGAATTTGTAAAACCAGGTCAAAGTGTTGAAAATTTATACGCAATGTATACTGTTGGTTTATTCTATAATGAAGATGGTAGTGTAAATAACAGAAAAAATCCAAACGATTTTAAATCCCAAACAATGCAAAAAATGGGTTCTGATATATTGGGATTACCATATAAAGAAATAAAACCAAAGTTACCATCATCAGATATTGTTAAAGATGATAAGTTAATAACAATAGCAATACATGGAACTGCTCAATCTAAGTATTGGAATAACCCAAATGGTTGGCAAGAAGTAGTGAATTGGTTAAATGATAAAGGTTATACAGTTAAACTATTATCACAAGAGAATAATGATTATATGGGTAATAAACACCCAACTGGAGTAGTCAAACACCCAGCCGGTTCTTTGGAAAAAGTAATGGATGAAATGAGAAAATCAAAAGCATTCATTGGTATTGGTAGTGGGTTAAGTTGGTTAAGTTGGGCATTGGGTACAAAGACGGTATTGATTAGTGGATTCTCATATGATTGGGCAGAAATGCAAGATTGTGTTAGAATAACTTCACCTAAAGATAAATGTGGTGGATGCTTTAACCGATTAAAATTAGATGCTGGTGATTGGAATTGGTGTCCAGACCATAAAGGTACGGATAGGCAATTTGAATGTACTAAAGCAATTACATCTCAGATGGTTATTAATGAATTAGAAAAGTTTCTATGAAAAAGGTTTGGTTAAATGGATGTTTTGATGTTTTACATCATGCGCATTTTAAGATGATTGAGTTCGCATCTGCCTTTGGTGATATTGTTATTATTGGAATTGATTCCGATAGGAGAGTAAAGGAATTAAAAGGAGAAGATAGACCGTTCCATACTGAAGAAGAACGAAAGTATAATTTGGAAAGAATTAAAGGAGTTAGTAAAGTAGTTATATTTGATTCAGCTGAATTATTAGAAAATGTAATTAAAACATATAACCCTGATATATTTGTAATTGGGTCTGATTATAAAAATAAACCAATAGTGGGAGAACAATACGCAAAATCAATTGTGTATTTTAATCGAATGGATGATTTCAGTACAACTAAAATATTAACAAATGAGTAAAGTATTAATTATAGGTGAGGGATGTTTAGATGAATTCGTTTATGGAAAAGCTACACGATTATCACCTGAAGGACCTGCACCTGTTTTTATAGAATCACATACAATCACCAATGGTGGTATGGCTTATAATGTTAAAGAAAATTTAGAAGCATTGGGTTGTAAAACTGAATTGATTTGTAATACTCAATTGATTGTAAAAAAGAGATATGTTGAGGAAAGTTTTAATCATTTACTTTTACGAGTTGATATTGATGATGTAGTTCCGCCTATTGGTAATACACTTTCTGAAATAAATTTTTATGATTTTGATATGATAGTCATATCGGATTATAACAAAGGATTTCTAAGTGATACTGATATTGCTAAAATAGCATTTAATCACCCTAATACAATTTGTGATACTAAAAAAAAATTAGGAGAATGGTGCACTGATTTAAAGTTCATTAAATTAAACAGAACCGAATATCAAAATAATAAATCATTTATTGAAAATAATGAATGGATTTTAGAAAAACTAATAATCACATTAGATAAAGATGGATGTATGTATTTAAACAATATGTATCCAACTGATAAAGTTGAGATAATGGATATCTCAGGAGCAGGTGATACTTTTGTAGCAGGATTCACTACAAAGTATTTGGAAACAAATAATATTAATGAATCAATTATATTTGGAAATCGATGTTCATCTCAGGTTATACAAAAACGTGGGGTAAGTGTAATTTCTGAAAATTTCAGTTAGATATATTTATATATGAATTCAAAAACAATTTTTAATTAAAAAAACAATGGCAAACGAAACAATTCAAAAAATCGAGTTAGTTACAGTAGAATTAACCGAAGATATCCTTACTCCACTAAGAGAAGGCAATGGTAAAATTCAAGAATTAGTAAACGCTTTCGGGCAAATCTATTTGAGAAGAAAAGAATTAGAAGAAGAAATGGATAAACTACATGATGGTTTAGAAAGAGCTGAAGCTGATTTTAAATCTCAAAATGATGCGATGAGAGAATTAGTAGCTGGTCTTGAAAAGGAATACCCAAGAGGTCAAATCGATTTAAGAGAAGGTACTATTACTTATAATCCAGCTTTTAAAGAGCAAGCGGCTAAATAAAAAACTAAAACAATAAATTATTATATTTATATGGTATAAGAGAAATAATTATCATATAATGAGTGATTTATCAAAGTTTTTAGTAGAGAGTATATTATTAGGAGAAGCGAGCAGTGTAAAGGACTTAGTTGTTGTTTACTCTGGTCGCTTTCAACCTTTTCATAAAGGGCACTTCGCTACTTACCAAACATTAGTAAAAAAGTTTGGAAAAAATAATGTTTATATCGGAACCTCTGATAAAACAGACAATCAAAAATCCCCATTCAATTTTAAGGAGAAAGTAAAGGTAATGACCACTATGTTTGGTATCCCATCAAACAAAATAGCTCAGGTCAAAAATCCCTATGCTCCAACTGAAATCCTAAGCAAATTCAATAAAGAAACTACTGCATTTATAACTGTGGTTGGTGAGAAAGATTCAAGTCGTTTGGGTGGGAAGTATTTTGAAAAATACAAAGATAGTATTGAATTGGAAGGATATGCTGATAGGGGGTATGTTTTTATATCACCAGCACAACCAAATGCAATTAGTGGTACTGATGTTAGGATTGGTTTAAAAAAAGGTAGTACTGAGGATAAAAAAGATTTCTTTGTAAAGAAAGCTTATGGTAAATTCAATCAATCAATTTTTGATATGGTTGTTGATAAACTTTCCAAATTACCAGAATCAATTAATTTAGATGAAGGTATTACATTAGATGTTGAAATCGGAGATACCATTTTAATGGGTAGATTTAAAAATAAAAAAGTTATTGTAAAAACTATTGGAAAAGATGAACATGGAATGCCAACTATCAATGGTAAAAAGGTAGCAACTTTTAGAATGATAAAGGAAGGATATCAAGTAATCTTTGAAGATGAAAATGATGATTCCAAATACACTCATATTGGACATGGTGTGTATAAACAAAAAGGTAAAGAGGATGATGAATCTTCTCCATCTTTTTCAAAGAATGATGGTGGTAAGTATGTTAAAATAGATGGAGCTAGTGATACAAAATCGGAACCATCTAAAGGAACTAAAGTAGCCGGTTCGGATATGTTTAAACATGCACCTGATGTTAAGCAAAAAGAAAAACCCAAAACTGAAATACCAAATGTTGCATTAGATAATGTAACTAAGGTATTACCAAAAGCAGATTCAGATACATTTAGTTCAGAATCGGATATTCCTAAAATTTCAAATAAGCAACAAAGAGAAATTTCAATGCAGATTGATAAGTTGGTTCAACTAACAAATCAGGCAAAAGAAAATGGTGAAGCAGCTCCTAATTACAATTTATGTAAAATAACTGTAGCTGGAACAAACTTATATTGTGCTGGTAATGCTGGAATTCCTCGTGAGGAAATGCCACAATTTAAAGGCAAACCAACCGAAGGTTCACCTGCGGCAAGTATGGAAAAAGATATAAATGGTGAAGTTGATACGGAACCAATGTTTAGAGAACTATTGAAAAGAAAGGGTATTAAAACTATCCAAACTGAATTACCATCGGATTCTCTAAAAGCAACTCAATCTGAATTAGTTGGTGCAAAGGTAGCTGGTATGGCAAAGGCATTAGAGAATGACCCGAATCATCCAAAGATTACTGCTCCAATCTATGTAAGTAGAGATGGATATGTAGTGGATGGTCATCATCGTTGGGCAGCTGTAACAACAAACGCAATTAGAGATGGGAAACCTGCTAATATGAAAGTTATTGTTATTGATGCCGATATAAAGGATGTGATACCAATGTCAAATAAATTTGCAGAAGAAATTGGTGTTGCTGCTAAAAAAGCAGATACTGGTAAAAACGAATCGGTAATTAACGAAATCCCAATGGCTGATTTACAACAAATTGATAAATACGCTGATAGACAATTAAATCCAATTGATATCGTTCTTACTGATAAACATTTTTTCGATAGATTAAATGATACGAGAAATGGTAAGGAAATATCAGCAGCAGAACTAACTGGGTTCTTTAAAAGATTAGGTAGAAATAAAAAGAAATTTGTTGAATTCTTAACTCAATACAACCAAGTTGTAGCAAAGGATAATAGAACTAATATCAATATACCATTTATGCTTCAAGCTAATAAAGCTATTGCAAAAACTATAATGAGAAAAGGTGAATTCAAAACAACAACACCTGAATATAAATTTGAATCAGTAATTGCTGAAACGTTAGACTCTCATTTGGGGAAAAAACATGGTGTGGAATTGGATGTATATGAATATCCAGAATACTTAGAAATTCACAGAATAGTTGTTCCAAAAGAAAAAAGAAGTGAGGGTATTGGTACAAAAGTAATGAATGATATTATTACTTATGCAAAGAAAACCAAAAAAGATGTATTCTTAACTCCATCATCTGATTTTGGGGGTTCTAAGGGAAGATTAATCCAATTCTATAAATCATTCGGATTTAAAGATAATAAAGGTGGAACTAGAGATTTTAGAAGCAAAGAATCAATGAAATTGACTGTTGAAACAATCAAACATATTGATGGTAAGTGGGTGGTATATCCAAAGGATGGTGGTGATAGATTAGGAACACATGATACTAAAGAGAAAGCACTTAAGCAATTAAGAGCAATTGAAATAAGTAAAAATGAAAATATTAATTCAAAAAATCATAAATCGGATGGTACAATAGACCATAATTTTTTACAACATCACAAATCGGGAACATATACACCTGATATGGGATATGGTGCAGAATTGGATACAATTGATTTTGATGATAGTAAAAAAACAGAACCTGGTCATCAAACAAATACAAAGGATACCGAAGATAAAGGATATGAAATGGTTAAAAAATCAGTAGAAGAAGCATACACTAAAGGTAATATCTTTGGTGGTAAACTTAAAATAGGTGGAGTAGCAGTTCCATTAGAAGTTGAATTGATTGGAGCTGATAATAAGAAAAAAGTATTCATTGTAAAGGTTGTTCATATTGATTCAAAGTATCATTCTAAATTACCATCAAATGGAATATTAGAAATACCTGCAAGAATATTCAGAACACCGGGTGGTGGTTGGTATAAAGTAAAAACCAAATCAGCATTTGAAGGAATTGGAATGGGTTACCCAGACCAAGCATGGATTGATAAACATAAAGAAGTTCTTAAAAGATTAAGAAAGAAATTTAACGCTGAGAAATTACAATATAACGAACCATACGCATTGGGTGGTGGGATTAGTGAAAGAGTAGAAAATGGTAAAGTAATTTGTGATAATTGTGGTTGGAGTTGGAAAATTTCTGAAGGTGGAAGTGATACCTATATGTGTCACAAATGTGGAACTGATAATAACCCAAACATAACTGAGGGGTTATTAACTGAAGGTGGTGCGTATGGACATATGAATCATCCATTTGATACTGAAATTAACTTAACATTTGGACAACTTAAAGATATTGTGAATCGTGCATTAGAAGGTAAGTTGGAATTGACAAGAGAAAAAACTGATGGACAAGCATTAGCAATCAGTTGGGTGAATGGAAGATTAGTTGCTGCTAGAAACAAAGGACATCTAGCTAATAGAGGTGAGAAGGCATTGGATATAAATGGAGTAGCTACTAAGTTTGCCGGAAGAGGTGAGTTAGAAAAAGCATACAACTTTGCTATGAGTGATTTATCAAAAGCAATAAAATCACTTTCAGAAAAACAAAGAGAAAAAGTTTTTAAGAATGGTGCATGTTTTATGAATTTGGAGGTAATATATCCAACTTCGGTAAATGTAATTCCTTATGGACAAGCACTATTAGTATTTCATGGAACAATGGAATATAATGAAGCTGGTATAGCAATTGGTGAAAATCAAGAAGCAGCTAAAGTTTTGGCTGGTATGATTAAGCAAGTAAATCAAAACGTACAATCGGCTTATACAATACAAGGACCTCCAGTTGTTAAGTTACCACAATCAAAAAACTTAACTTCATTAAAAGGAAAATATAGTGGACAGATTACAAAACTACAATCTAAGTTTAAACTATCCGATACGGATGGTATTGCTGATTATCATCAAGCATGGTGGACTGATTTTGTAACTAAGAAATCACCATCTCCGATTGATAATAGAACTCTAATGGGATTGGTTAAGAGATGGGCATTCTATGATAAATCATTCCGTTTAGACAATAAAAACATTACCGATGCTAAAGTATTAAGTTGGGCAACTGGTATTGATAAGAATGACCACGCTAAGATAGCAAAGGATAATATTAGACCTTTTGAGGATATATTTTTGGGTGTTGGCTCTGAAGTACTTTCATTTATGAGTTCAGTACTTACAGCAAACCCTGATTCTGCGGTTAGAGCTATGAAGGATAGATTAGATAAAACTATATCAGATGTTAAGACTGGTGGTGATGAAAAGAAGATAGCAAAACTTAAAATGGAATTACAAAGATTAAACGCTATTGGTGGAAAAGATAAAATAGTTCCAAACGAAGGTATCGTATTTGTGTACAATGGAAATACAATGAAACTAACAGGTACATTTGCACCATTAAATCAAATTCTTGGATTATTTTACGAATAGTAAAAAATTCAATACTTATATATATGAATATATAAGAACAATTTATGGCTAATACAGAATTTAAGAAAAGTTTCATGCATCCAACTCGTAGAAAGTTGGCTGATATGGTTCAGACTGGTGAATACGAAAAAAATACGCAAGTTGGATTCTCTAATATAAAAGAGGAAGTTTCCAGAACCATTGGAGATATTTGGGAAGATAAAGATGGTTATCTTTGGGAACAAAAAGAATATGGTAGAGTAAGACAATCTAAGAGTAGTGATACCATGTCTGAAGTTAGAAATTATTTACAACAAATTTCAAGTTGTAAATCAAATGATTGTGATGTTAGTGGTAACTACTCAAATGCAGATAAGAAGTTAATTTCAAAGACTGGATATTGTGCTGGCTGTTTAGCTAGACGAGAATTTCAAATAAAACAAGATGGTTTATGGGAAGCATATAGTGAATATAGAATTTATTCAAATATGGCAGCTTATGGTACGGATGTTTTGGAAAAATTAAACAACGCATATAAAGAGGTATCCAATATACATGAGTATGTAAACGAAGATGGCTCAGTTGAAAGATGGCAAAATGATAAAGATGTAGAGCAGTTAAAAACTGAAATACAAAAAGATATTGATAGTGGTAAGTTGGAACTTATCGAAGTTATAGAAAAACGAAACGCAGCATATGAATTATTAAAAGATAAGAATTATGAATTGGTTTCAAAACTTTAAATTTAATAATATGAAAGACAACAAATTGGTAATTTTATTGGTTATTATCGCAGTGTTAATAGGGTGGAGTATATTTACAACCAGCCAAATTAAAACTGATATAGCTGGCTATAATCAAAAAATTGATTCAATCCAAAAGGATATTGATTCGGTTTATACAAAAAATGATTTGATAGATACTCAAATTGATTTAGTTGATACACATATCTCTAATGTAGATAAAGATATTCAACAAGTAACAAAAAACATAACTATAATTAAAAATAATACAGATGAGAAAGTTAATAACGTTGCTACTATTGGTAACATTGAGCTCGAGCGCTTATTCACAGAAAGATACGCTAACTAAGAAAGATACAAGTGTTGTAGTTTTACCAACAAAAATTGCTAGATTAGTTTATCAAGACCTAATTCGTTTTGATGGAGCTAAATTGGAGATTGTTGAATTAAATAAAACAGTATTACTTAAAGATGAACAAATAAGTTTATTTAAACAAAAGGATACTCTTAAAAACGAAAAGATTGGAAACTTAGAATTAATCATTACTAAAAAGGATGAGCAGTTTTCATTAGAGAGACAAAAATCGGAAAGTTTAATAAAAGAACTAAAAGGACAGAAGTTTAAAACTGGATTTTATAAGGTAACTTCAATTGTTGGAATAATTGCAACTACAGTCCTTTTAATAAAGTAATTTATGGCTGAAGTAAAGAAATCATTAAAACAAATTATTGCTGAAGAATATCAAAAGTGTGCAAAAGACCCGATATACTTCATGCGAAAATATTGTATGATTCAACATCCGGTGAAAGGTAAAATACCCTTTCACCTTTTTCCGTTTCAAGAAGATACACTAACTCAGTTTAAAGACCATCGTTATAATATTATTCTAAAATCAAGACAAACTGGTATCTCAACATTGACTGCTGGTTTCTCACTTTGGAAAATGCTATTTAATGATGATTTTAACGTATTGGTTATTGCAACAAAGCAAGAGGTTGCTAAAAACTTAGTAACTAAGGTAAGGGTTATGAATCAATATCTACCAAGTTGGTTAAAACTAACAACGGTGGAGGATAACAAATTATCACTTAGATATGCAAACGGCTCTCAAATCAAAGCAACATCTGCTGCTAGTGATGCTGGTCGTTCTGAAGCACTATCTTTATTAGTATTTGATGAGGCGGCATTTATCGATAAGATTGAAGATATATGGGTATCTGCACAATCTACATTATCAACTGGGGGTAACGCAATTATCCTTTCTACACCAAATGGTGTTGGAAACTTTTTCCACAAAACTTGGGTAGGTTCTGAAGATGGAACAAACTCATTTAATAATATTAGAATCCATTGGAGTGTACATCCTGAAAGAGAGCAAGCTTGGCGAGATGAACAAGAGGTTCTATTAGGAACAAAGGGAGCAGCTCAAGAGTGTGATTGTGATTTCGTATCTTCTGGAGATAGTGTAATCGAACCACAACTCCTACAATTTTATAAAGAAACATTTGTGCAAGACCCAGTAGAAAAAGGTGGATTTGATGGAAACCTTTGGAGATGGGAATATCCTAACTATAATAAAACTTACATAGTATCAGCTGACGTTTCGAGGGGAGATTCTTCGGATTACTCTACCGCACACGTTATTGATGTTGAAGCATCTGCGCAAGTAGCAGAATATAGAGGTAAGTTGGATACAAAGGATTTTGGAAATTTCTTAGTATCATTAGCAACCGAATATAACAACGCACTATTGGTAATTGAAAACGCAAATATTGGTTGGGCAGCTATTCAACAAGTATTGGATAGGGGATATACTAATTTGTATTATACATCTCGAGATTTAAAATATGTGGATGTGGATAATCAATTATCAAACAAATATCGTTCGGAGGATAGAAGTATGGTAGCTGGATTCTCAACCACATCAAGAACCCGACCTTTGATTATTTCAAAGTTGGAGGAGTATGTAAGAGAAAAATCAATCATAATCCGTTCAGTAAGAACCATAGATGAGTTATTTACATTCATTTGGAACAATGGTAGAGCTGAGGCAATGCGTGGTTATAATGATGACCTTACGATGGCATTAGCCATATCACTTTGGGTTAGAGATACATCACTTAGATTAAGACAAGAGGGTATTGATTTAACAAAACAAGCTATTAACAGTATATCATCATATACTTATAGTGGTGTTTATGGTGGTAACGATATGGATAGTAATCCTTGGCAAATGAACGTTGGGGATGGTAGTATTGAAGATTTAAGTAAATGGTTATAAAATTATGTAAAGTTATATAAAATGATATTTATATAGTATTAGATAATATTTAGTCAAATATATGGAAAATTATACTTTAGAACTTTACAATGAAATCAGAGGCATTTTCGAAGAAGATGTTACTGAATATTATGTTGAAAACTACGATGATTTAAAAGAATTCATAGAATTCTTAAAAACCATAAAGGGGGAAGTTAACGAAGCCGAATATCAGGGAAGAGAGGTAAAACTCAATAAACCGATGAGAGGTGATGTTAAGAAGTTTAAAGTATATGTTAACAATCCAAAAGGGAATGTTGTAAAAGTAAATTTTGGGCATGGCGGAACATCAGCAAAATCAGCAGGTGAAGAAACTATGAGAATTAAAAAATCAGACCCAGAACGAAGAGCATCATTTAGAGCAAGACACAATTGTGATACACCTGGTCCAAAAACAGGAGCAAGGTATTGGAGTTGTAAAGCTTGGTAAATTAATAAAGGTTATAAAAACAAAAACAAAAATGGCAGAACAACAACAAAGTACGTTTTTTCAAAGATTAACAAAACTCTTTTCTACTCAAGCCGTAGTCAAAATTGACAAGGATGGGAAGAGAAAAGTAGTTGATGTTGATGACAGACAGCAAGGAAGTACTAATTTATTGAACCTTAGAGATAGGTACACTAAATTACAAAGAGGATTTGCTGGTGACCAAATGGCTGCACAGTCAATGGCATACCATCAAGTTCGTAGAGAATTATTTAGAGATTATGATGCTATGGATAATGACCCGATTATATCATCGGCATTAGATATATACTCAGATGAATCTACATTAAAGAATGAATTTGGAGATGTAATTCAAATCAAAACTCAAAACGAAAAAGTAAAAGCATTATTAGAAAATCTTTTCTATGATATTTTAAATATTGAATTTAACCTATGGGCATGGACTCGTAATATGGTTAAGTATGGTGATTTTTTCCTTTCGGTGGAAATACAACCAGGTAATGGTATTATTAATGTACAACCACTTCCAGTTTATGAAACTGAAAGATTGGAAAATACTGACCCAAATAATCCAAACTATGTTAAGTTCAAAGTTAATCATGACCCTATTGGAAAAGGTGAATATGAGAACTATGAAGTAGTACACTTTAGATTATTATCAGATACCAACTTCTTACCTTATGGTAAGGCAATGATTGAAAATGGTAGAAGAATTTGGAAACAAGTTTCTCTTATGGAAGATGCTATGTTAATTCATAGAATTATGAGAGCACCGGATAAGAGAGTTTTCAAAATTGATATTGGTAATATTCCACCAAACGAAGTGGATAACTACATGCAAAAGATTATCAACAAAATGAAGAAAGTTCCATTTGTTGATAAGAATAGTGGTGATTATAACTTAAAATATAATATCCAAAACTTAACTGAAGATTTCTTCTTACCTGTTAGGGGTGGTGATAGTGGTACTCAAATTGATTCATTAGGTGGATTACAATACACAGCTATTGAAGATATTGATTACTTAAAAAACAAATTGTTTGCAGCTCTTAAAATTCCAAAAGCATATTTGGGGTATGATGAGAATGTAAATGGTAAAGCAACACTTGCTGCAGAAGATGTAAGATTTGCAAGAACGATTGAGAGAATCCAAAGAACATTGGTATCCGAACTTACTAAATTGGCAATTGTACATTTAGCATCTCAAGGTATCGAAGATGCTGATATGGTTGATTTTGAATTATCATTGGTAAATCCATCTACAATCTATGAGCAAGAGAAAGTAAACCTTTGGAGTGAGAAAGTAAGATTAGTTTCTGATATCAATGCATTAAATATGATTTCTAAAGATTGGGCATATGAAAATATATTCAATATGAGTAAAGATGAGGTAGACCAACAAAAAGCTGGAATGATAAATGACCTCAAAGATAGATTCAGATATAACGCTATTGAAAACGAAGGAAATGACCCGGCAATGCCACAACAACCAACTGATATCGAAGAAAGTTTGGAAAAACTTAAAACGGAATTAAAGGATGAAGGTGGTAGACCAAGAGAGGGTAATACTTATGGTAAAGATAAACATCCTTATGGTAGAGACCCATTAGGAGCTAAAGAAAACCAAAAAGCTCTGAAAAGAGAAAGTTCAGCGGTTAGAGTTAATGCAAATATTGCAAAAGAATACATTAACGGAATATCATCAAAAAAACAAATTATAAAAGAAAAAGTTGACTTTTTAGATGATTCAAATTTGTTAGACGAGGAAAAAATTAGTAAATAAATTAAAACTTATATTTATACACAATGATTACATCGTTTATGAATATATTATTATAGGACAAAAATAAATGAAGAAGGTAAAACATTCGAAATTTAAGAACACAGGTATTCTATTTGAACTTCTTGTAAGGCAAATTACATTAGAAGTGCTTAATGGAGATGCGACTGAAAAAGCAAAGCATATTGTTAGAGAATTCTTTTCACCAAAAACTGAATTGAATAAAGAACATAGATTATATGAACTCTTACTAAAGGAGAAATATAAGTCAGAATCCAGAGCTGAAAAATTTATTGATACAATCAATGAAGCGCATACCCGTATCAATCAAAGTAAATTACAAAGAGAAAAATATAATCTTATTAAGAAGATTAATGAATCATTCGATATGGATGATTTCTTATCATCTCCAATAACTAACTATAAAGTATTAGCATCAATATATAAAGTATTTGAAGCTAAGAATATGGTAGATTATGATGTTAAAGATATTTTTAATTCTAAAATTACTTTAATTGAAAATATAACATCGAATCAAACAGTAATTGTAGAAAAATCAGATGATGCTCAGAAATTAGTAGAATCTTATAAAAAACAAGATAAAGATTTAAGATTACTTACCTACAAAATATTAGTAGAAACGTTTAATAAAAAATATTCTAATTTAGATGAAAGTCAAAAAGAATTATTAAAGCAGTTTATTAATAATATTACCAATACTACTAAATTTAAAGAATACGTTGAGAAGGAAATTCCATCAATAGTAAAAGAATTAAAAGTATTACATAAGTCTATCAATGACAAAGTTACTAAAATTAAATTAGCTGAGACTGTATCTGTTTTAAATAAAACTAAAATTGGTAAGACTGTTTCTGATAATCACGTATCATCATTAATGATATCATACGAATTAATTAAAGAACTAAAGGGTAGATTAAATGACAAGTAAACTAAGAGAACTAATTGATGAACTTTTAGAAGAGATTCAGCAAGAGGAGTTAGAGTTAGGTGAAGCAACAACAACTGGTGATGTAGCTGGATACAATACTCCCAATGCATTCAAAGCAACGGATGGTACTGATGAAGAAGCTGAACCAGATGATGCAATTACAAAAAGAATAAATCAATCAACTGGATATAAAAAAGTTGATGAAAATCGTTGGCATGAATTAAGAAAAGATGAATCCTCTCCAAAACAAAAAATTGGTAGAGGAATTTCTAATGTTAATAGACAACTTTCTGAAATCGAAACATTCCTTGGTTGGTATGGTAAGATTAAAAATGAAGGTGATTTAAACTCTGACCAATATTGGAAAAGAACTAAATCAAACTTATTCAGAATAAGAGAGAGATTAAACAATATTGCTACATCAATTAGCAAACTATAATAGGAAACCTATACTATGAATATTACTAGAGCAAAACTAAAAGAAACACTTCGTACAATCGTTAATGAGGAATCGGAGTATCAATCATTTTTCAAAGCCGCATTAGAAAAAGCTGGAAAATCTATCCCATCTATGAGTGATGAGGAAAAGAAAGCATTTTTTGATAAAATCGATGCCACATGGGATGGTAGAGGTGAAAAGAATGAAGAATTAGTTGGTGGTCAAAAGAAATTAGATGTTGATAAAGATGGTGATATCGGTAGTGATGATTTAGCAGATTTAAGAGCTGGTAAAAAAGTAGATGAAGCATCATATCCAACTGATTTAAAAATCGGTTCTGTAATATTAGGACAAGGATTCACCCGATTAAAGGGAATAGATGGTGGGAAGTATTATAAAGTTGTAGATATGGATAGTATTTCAGCAACATTCGTTCCATCTGATAAAAATGGTAATACAAAGGGTTCAAAAAAAGTAAGACATCGTTTAGGTGATATTGATGGTGGTATTAAAACTGCTAAAAGAGGTGATGAAAACGGAATCGTTGTAATCAAAGAATCAGTTAACGAAGCAATTGGTAATGATAAATCAATGTTAGCATTGGTAGATATATTATCCAACTCAATGGAATATTATGAGGATGATAGTGATTTTTTACAAGCAGTTAGAGGTGGACAAGGATGGTCTGGTATTGCAGGTTTTAAAAATAGTAGTTTAATTCCGGTATTTAAATCTATATATAAAAAGTATTGGACAGTATCTCCACAAAATAGAACTAATTGGATTACAAAAAATTGGATTAATTGGTTAAAGCCATTTGGATTGGAAGAGAATGTAAATTCTGAAACTGATACATTTAATGAAGCAGCAGACGTTAAAAAAAGATTTATGTTTGATTTCTATACGGATTCCAATCAAAGAAATACCGAAAGAGAAACAAACTTTTTGGCTACTACATTGGAAAGCGCAATTAAAGCAGCTGAACATATTTGTAAAGTAACTGGATATGCGTATGTTGAAATATACTACAAAGATTTGTTTTTAGGTAGTATGAAAAAACAAAATGGTTTTAAATTTGTTGAGGGTAGGGGCTATCCTAAATTCAAATCAATAAATTAATCCATAAATAATAAGAGGAGCAGATATGAAAAGCTTAATAATAGAAACGAATTTGTTTAAGGGATTAGTTAACGAAGATGCCTCTGGTAGAACTATCGTTAAAGGAATCCTACAAAGAGCTGGGGCGGAAAACCAAAATGGTAGAGTATATCCAATGCCAATCTTACAAAGAGAAGCAAAGAGATATGAAACACTTATCAAAGAAAGACGAGCATTAGGTGAATTAGACCACCCTGATTCGTCTGTAATCAACTTGAAGAACGTATCTCATAATGTGAGAGAAATTCATTGGGAAGGTAATGATTTATGTGGTACAGTTGAAATCTTACCAACACCATCTGGAAACATATTAAAAGAATTGTTAAGAGCTGGAATCCTATTAGGTATCTCATCAAGAGGTATGGGTTCTACTAGACAATTAGAAGGAAATAAAGTAGAAGTTCAAGAGGACTTTGAATTAATCGGTTGGGATTTTGTTTCCAATCCATCTACGCATGGTGCATTTATGACACCTATGAACGAATCGGTAGTTAAATCTATTGGTACTGATGTTTGTGGTGAATTTTGTAAAGCACAAGATTTAATGAGAGAAATCATAACAGGATTAATATAATGAGCAAGAAAAACTTTGACATATACGATTATGTAACAAATAACACCTTTACTTTAAAAGTAGAACAAAAGGGTGGTAATAACGTATCTAAGGGATATAATGATATTCGTAAAACCAATATCAATGAAGTAAAAATAGTTAATGGTAAATTCAGTATAGCTGAATCATTAGAAGATAATAGACCATTATCAAACGAAGTTAAAAAACACTTCTTAGAAATTATTTCAACTTATAAAACATTCCAAGAGCAAATGAAAAGAAATTCAGATATCGTTGAGGTAGCTGAAACTTTGGGTGGAATCGTAGAAGCTGCTAAAACCCTAACACTTTCTGAAGCTGATGATTGGTTTGATAAAGTAACCATCAAAAGAAATATGAGTGAGTTAGATAAAATGGATAAAGCATTTGAAAAGGTTGCAACTGAAGCAAGACAGTTAGATGAGAGATTACATTCACTTTATGAAGATATGGGTAACATATTAAATAGATACTATGAAATTTCTGATTTAGATGGTGAAATTGTAAAAGAACGTTTAGGAAAAAAATAATTATGAAAGAGCAATTAAGAAAAATAGTAAGAGAAACTATGAAAGAATCAGTTCTTTCAGAAATAGAATCAGTAAACGAAGGAAGATACGATGCTGATTTAGATAAAATTGAAGCAGCAGTTAAAAACGCATCATCATTTATGAACGTTGGTTCTGAATTAAAGAAAATTGGTGTAAAGTATGATTTCTCAACTTCAATGATACCGATGTATAGAATTAAAGTATCTGGAAACACTATTGCAATTGTAAATAAGAAATATGCAGCTGGTGCAGAAAGAGAAGTTAAAGATATTGCAATTGGATTAATGGAGAATATTATTAAAGAATCGTTATCTCCTGAAGTTGCTAAACATATGGGTAGTATTCATAAGGGATTTAAAATGGTAGAAGATGATGGTGCAATGGTTTATGATTCACCAAACAATGCTAAAAAAGCAGCAGATTTTTTAAATTCAAAAAAAATAGCAGCATCATTTGATGGTAAATATGTATATTTAGAATCAGTAGTAACTGAGGCATTCAAACATATCATTCACGTTGATACACCAACTCAAGTAGTTTCTAAACCAGTAGCAGCTCAAATAATGGCATTGGCTAAAAAAGGTATTCGTTCAAAAGAAATTGGATTGGAGATGGGATTTACTGGTAACGCTAAGTTAGCAGCTGATACATTCCAAAAAGTTAAAAGTAGAATATACTTTGAGCTTGATAAAAGAGAATCAGTAGTAACTGAAGGTGCTGGTAAAGAAGCAATGGGAATTGCAGCATTAACTGCTACAAGAGGTGATGCGGTTCAAGCCTTTATTGATAAACATAATTTGGATGGTGTAAAACTTTTCAAAAGTATTAAATCAGCAAACTTGCAAGGTAAAATGAATTTTGTTAGTGCATTGGTTGGACACGATGGTAATCCAAATCAAAGACTTACAATCAAACTTCACCAAAAGAATGAATCGGTAAATGAAGAAGAAATTAGATGGAGCGCAGTTGAAAATGCAATCATTAACTTTTTAAAAATGAATACAAAGATTTTAGATAAGAGAGTTAAAGATAAAGATACTGATGGTGTTAAGGGGGGATTGCAATCAATCATTGATGGTTTAACCAACGCACAAAGAAGTTTAAAATTAAAAAAATAACTATATTAAAAAACAATTTTATTATGTATATCGATTCTAACAAACATGCGTATGGGCTAGGTGGGGCTCAAATTATAAGTGGGTCTAGGCAATTAACAGTTAGTAATGTATATCGTTATAAGACGGTAACAGCTACAGTAACTGACCTTAAATTTAATGCTTCACAAATATCTGGTTCATTTGGTTTAAATACAATACCAGCTGGAGTAGATGTATTCGGTAGTATAACTGAGATTACACAATCATCTGGTGTAGGTATTGCATATTATGGTATACCTGAATTTAATATAAATACTGGGCAATCGTATTAATAAAAGGTGGTTTATCCATCTTTTTTTATGTATTTTAAAAAAAACTAAAGAAAATTATACATTTTTTATCGTTTTCTAAAAAATATGTATATTTATCTTTGTTAATAACCCATTCTTATGGGTTTATTGGTTAATGAATACTCACCTATATGTGTAGTTACCGAACAACCAATTCAAAACCAACTACATTGAGGTTCCTCAAATAACTTCAGAAAATTTTAAAAAACACGGTAAAAGAAATGGCAAATTCAAAATTGTTAAAAGAAGCAATTGCTGATGCCAAGGCTGTAAGGGAAACCGCTATCGCTAACGCTAAAATCGCATTAGAGGAAGCTTTTACTCCACGTTTACAATCTATCCTATCAAGAAAGCTACAAGCTGAAATGGAAGGTGAAGAGGAAGAAACTATGGAAGAAGAGATGGACTCAATGGATTTAGACATGGGTGATGACGAAGAACAAACTGCTATGGTAAGCAATGAAGAAGAAGCTACTGATGTTGTTGAAGAAGAGGAAACAGAAATGGACTCTGAAGAAGCAATGGAAGAAGCTGAAGGGTATGATGACCCGACTAACGCTGATGACGCATCAATGTCTGAAGAAGATGAGATGGGTGAAGATGAGTTAGATTTAGAAGAAATCATCAGAGAACTTGAAATGGGTATGGACTCTGAAGAAGAGGAAGTAACTGAAGAAGAAGAAATGGAAATTGCTCCCGAAGAAGCTCCTGTAGCTGAAGAGGAAGAAATGGAAATGGGTTCTGAAGAAGAAGCTCCTGTATCTGAAGAAGAAGATGAAATCGACTTAGAGGAAATCCTTAGAGAAATGGGTTACGGGGATGATGAGGAAGTAACTGAAGGTGAAGAAGAAGTTGTTGATAACTCTGCAGAATTAGAAGCAGAATTAGAAGAAGCTTATTCAGTAATCAAAAAATTACAATCTACAATCAACGAAGTAAACTTATTGAACGCAAAATTACTTTACGCTAACAAATTGTTTAGAGGTTATAATTTAACTAACGAGCAAAAAGGTAAAGTTGTAGAAAATCTTGACAGAACAACTTCTGTTAGAGAAGTAAAATTAGTTTTCGCAACGTTATCAGAATCAATGAACTTTACAGGTACTGAAAGAAAAGCTAAAAGAGCAATCGCTGAAAGCGTAGCATCTAAGCCAACTCGTTCAACTGCACCTAAGAAAGAAATCATTTCTGAGAACACAAATCTAATGGCTGCAAGATTCAAAGAACTTGCAAACATTAAATAATTTATTTATTAACAAACACATTAAAAAAGAAAAATAAAATGGCAAATTTCGATTTATCTAAGTTAATGGAAGGAAAGAACCCACAATCGGTTATGTTGAACGAAACTCGTCAACTTAAATCAAAATGGGAAAAAACTGGACTTCTTGAAGGCTTAAAGACAAAAGACCAAAGTGCAATGGCTGTACTTTTGGAAAACCAAGCAAAACAATTGCTTGATGAAGCAACACAAACTGGTGTTGGTGCAAACTCTGAAGAGTGGAGCGGTGTAGCTTTACCTTTAGTAAGAAGAATCTTCGGTGAGATTGCTTCTAAAGAATTCGTTAGTGTACAACCTATGAACTTACCTTCTGGACTTGTATTCTATTTGGATTTCAAATATGGTACTGCTCAAGGTGGTAACCCAACTTTCTCTGGAAAATCACTTTTTGGTGGTAACGGACAAGATTCTGCTGCTGGTGCTGGTTTCGGTACTACTGCAGTAGCTGAAAATGGTTTATATGGTGAAGGTAGATTCGGATACACAGTAAATGATGTAACTGCATCTTTCGCTCACTCTGCAATCACTTATACTTCAGCATCTTGGGCTGATGTAGGATTTACATCTGAACTTTCTGCTTCTGTAGCAGCTGGACAAGTGCATAAAGCAACTTTCACAGCTCCAACAACAGCTGATTTAGATGGTGTACGTTCATTTAACGTAGCAAGTGGTTCACTTACTAACTTAAATCAATTCCACAAAGTATCTGGAGCTAACTTAGTAATGTTCGTATCAGCATCTGCTGGTTTACAAACTGCTAAAACTGCTGCACAAACTGTAGTATTAACTTACTCAGTTGTACCAAATGATTACTCTAGAGGTGATTTTGAAGATGGTAAAAACTCTGGTAAAAGAGCAGATACTGAAGGAACAATCGGAACTGATATCGATATTCCTGAGGTTGACTTAGAATTGAAATCAGAGGCTATCGTTGCTAAGACTCGTAAGTTGAAAGCAGTATGGACTCCTGAATTGGCGCAAGATTTGAACGCTTACCACTCAATTGACGCTGAAGCGGAATTAACTTCTATGTTATCTGATTATATCTCTTTAGAGATTGACTTAGAAATCTTAGATATGTTAAAATCAAACGCTTTAACTACTGAGTATTGGTCAGCAACTATTGGTGAAGAATACAATGCAGCATCAGGCGTATGGTCTGGAGCAGCAACTGGAATGGCTTACCAAAAGAATACTTGGTTCCAAACTTTAGGTACTAAATTAAACAAAGTATCTAACAAAATTCACCAATTGACATTAAGAGGTGGAGCTAACTTCGTTGTTGCTTCTCCTGATGTATGTACTATCTTAGAATCGATTCCTGCATTTACAGTGAACGCTGATAAGGATTCTGCATCTTTCGCAGCTGGTGTAACGCAAGTTGGTGCTATCGCTAATAGATACACTGTTTACAAAAACCCTTACATGACTTCAAACGAAATCTTGTTAGGATTCAGAGGTTCAAACTTCTTGGAAACTGGAGCTGTTTACGCACCATACGTTCCATTAATTATGACTCCTTTGGTGTATGACCCAACAAACTTTACTCCTCGTAGAGGTGTAATGACAAGATACGCTAAGAAAATGGTTCGTCCTGAGTACTACGGTCGTATTTTTGTTAAAGATTTAGCTTCTATTTAATAGAAACTTAATTTTATAGAATTAGAGGGATAGGAAACTATCCCTCTTTTTTATGCGGTTTTGTTAAAACTCTTATACTTATAATAAAGTAGAATTTTATGGCTTTACCCTGCCCCGCATGTAAACAACCACTTGGTTTAACTTTACAATTTATTATAAAGCATCCAGTGATGGCATGCCCACATTGTGAAGTTATAATGGATTTTACTGTAAATGAAGAAATTAAAAAAAGTTTTACGGAAGCAATTTCGGAAATAGATAAAATAAAAAAGAAATATAAGGGTATGGTTAAATTTTCATAAAGCTATTTGCTTTCAAAAAATACTACATACTTATAAACAACTTTGGTTACGTTAAACTAATATAAAAAAAAATAAATTTTATGGCATCAATCGCAGACCAGTTCGCAGGTCTTCCAATAGAAGAACTAATTGTTTCTCCTATTATTGGAATGGCTAAAGGGCAAGCAAAATTAAATGAAGTAACTTGGAAGTACATTTCTGAAGTTGCTTTCGTAAAAGATGAAAAGACAGGTAAAACATCTGCTCGTTCATTAGACGTAGAAATGAATCGTGTTGTTACTAACGCAGATACAGGTGAACAAGAAATACAAAAATTGTATAGTAAAGTTCCAATGTTACCATTAGTACCACTACCATCATTGGCTATTACATCAGCGGACATCGAATTCGCTATGGAAGTTAAAACATCTGAAGCATCGAAGGATACATCAGCTAGTGAAAACAGCTATGAAATGTCTGCAGGTGGAAAATGGTGGGGAATGAGCTTTAACGCTAAAGTAGCAGGTAAAGTTTCAACCAACAAAGAAAACACTCGTTCAACTGATAACTCAGCAAAATACAATGTAAAAGTACATGCTGAGCAATTACCAGCAACTGAAGGTATGTTGAAATTATCTGATTACCTAACTCAAATGTTAGAGCCATCGTTAATTCCATTCGGAGAAGGTACTGCAGCTAAGTAATAATTAAACAATAAAGGTTATATATTATGGCAAGATTAAATGTAGAGGAACTAGTTGGCGGTCTGTTAGAGGCCGCCATGGTTTCTCAAGGTATAAGTGAAAGACAGCATATTAATGCTCTCCGAAACTATTTCAATGAAGATGGTACACCCAAAACTACTTCCTTTAATATAGGTGGTAGGGATATGATTGTTCCTCTTTATATTTTAGCAGACCACTCATCTATTGGGTTGGAAGAATTAGATATTGAGTTCTCTTGTAGACTTATATTTGGTGATGAAGAAAAGGAAGTTTCCAATCTTAAAAAATCTCTATTGGGGTTATTTAAGAAAAAGGGATACGAACACAATATCAAAGGTATTGAGGTTGATTCCGGTTACAATCCAAGTGAAGCTGGTATGGCTAAGATTAAAGTAAAATTTAAGGCAGATGAAAAGCCGGAAGCGGTTAGTCGATTAATTGATGAATATATTAAAAATTTGGAAGACCCGAATCAAAAATAAAATTTTATTATAAAATCAGAGGGATAGGGAACTATTCCTCTTTTTTTATGCTTTTTTTTCCATTACTAAATTTTACAATATTTATAAGTATTAAACATCAATTATAATGGCAGCAGGAAGATACTCATTTGTAATAGAGCAAGGAGCAACAACTAATTTTCAAATTGATTGGACCGATGAAAGTGGTTCGGCAATTGATTTGAGTGGTTATCATGCGAGAATGCAAATACGTCCGCACGTAGAGTCAACAACAACATTGTTATCACTATCATCATCACTTTCGGATAGTTGTGGAACGGGTATTAATCTAAGTGGTTCAAATGGTATAACACCAATACAAAGTGGTTCAATAGGTATCTATATATCAGCATATTCATCATCTTTATTAGATTTTGGTGAAGCAGTTTATGATTTAGAAGTGGTTAAAGGGTGTGAAGTTACGAGATTATTGGAAGGTAAAGTTAAATTATCTAAAAACGTAACGAGATAAAATGGCAATAAAAGTAACACAAAATTTAACAAAAGTAACTATATCATCGGTTGGTGTTCAAGGACCAAAAGGAGATTCTGCACAAGATAGTGATTTATCTTTCTTAGTAACAACATCTTCTTTTAATGATTATACAGCATCACAAGCCACATTAAATAATAAATTTGCAATCACAGGTTCGAATACCTTTAGAGGTGAGCAAGTTATAAGTGGCTCAATCCTAATTAGTGGTTCATTAGTACCGGCAACTGGACAAGGAACATTCACATCTTCATTTAGTTTAGGTTCACCATCAAATGCTTGGAAAGACCTTTATATATCACAAGGTTCAATTATTTTCGTAGATGCGGTAACGCAAGAAACTTCATCATTTTCAATTGAGAATAATGCTGGTGGACAAAAGACTGTAAAATATACGGCAGCACTAACAGCATCGGCTTATTTAGGAGATGGTAGACAACTAACAAATTTATCAGCAAATACAAATTGGAATAACACATACGATTCATATTTAATAAGAAAAACAGAACAATTAACTTTTTCGGGAGATTATATTTTAGAAAACGGATTTT